CGTAGTCTCGTGGGCTCGGAGATGTGTATAAGAGACAGGTAGAAATATAGATACATCTGTCAATAATAATATGTTAAAGTAGTTAGAGAATTCACTAAAATAGACAGACGCTACTGACTATTACAGAAAAGGTACAGAATAGAAAGCTTATATGAATTAGCTAAGAACTATGCTCAAATAGAATGGAGATATATAGAATTTAGATGAACCAGTATCGTCTACTCTACTTAAGAAGTATCTAGATAAAATGTCTTTATAGTGATCCTATAAAGAAGATGTTTAAACAGCATAAGAATATTAATGCATATACTAAATGGTTTAACGCTATTCCGTTGCTTGGTACTACTGCATTAGGAGCTAATGCTTACTTTAATAATAATAAAAATGAGTGATCTGATAGATTATACAGGTATCATGCCGGAATATCCCATACCTTCATATAAGTATGGTGGTATTCATATAAAGAAAAAGAATAGAGGTAAGTTCAATGCTTTAAAGAAAAGAACTGGTAAAACAACCGAAGAACTTACTCATAGTAAAAATCCATTAACTCGTAAAAGAGCTATCTTTGCTTAGAATGCGAAAAAATGGAAACATAAAGGAAGAAAGAAAAAATAACAAATCTAATTATATATAATTATGGATAATGTAACATTGAACGGTTTTGAGGTATTTGAAGAACTCATGTCAGGAGCAAGTGTAAAGAATAAACCTATTGTTTCTCCTACTAATGAGGAAGAGGAAGAAACAAAAATTGATCCTGAAGGAGTAGGAGAAGAACTCAGTGAAGAAGAGTTAAATAATATTCGTAAGAATACTAAAACTGAAACTGAGGAAGAGAAAGAGGAAGAGCTTGAAGAAGAAGATAAAGAAGTAAAATCTAAATCTAAAGCTAAACCTAAAACTACTACAAAGGAAGAAACAGAGGAACCTGAAGTTGAGGAAGAAGAACCAGAAGAGTCTACTGATGAAACTACCATAGTAACAGGTTTCTTTGATTCTTTGTCTGAAAAGTTAGGTTGGGATGACATTGAGGATGATGATAAACCCAAGACCGTTGAAGATCTTATTGATTACTTTAACGATGTAATTGAAGAAAACTCAGTACCACAATACGCTAGTGAAGAAGTTGAGCAACTTGATAAGTTTGTTAAGAATGGTGGTAATTTGAGAGATTACTTCTCAATTGACAATGAAATTGATCTTGATGATATCGATCTCGAAGATGAAAGTAATCAGAAGTTAGTATTGAAAGAATTCCTTAAAGAAAAGGGTTTTAATGCTAAATAGATTGAAAAGAAACTTACTAAATATGAGGAAGCCGGTATTCTTGAAGATGAATCATAGGATGCTGCTGAGGCTCTTAAGGATATAAGAGAGAGTAAGAAACAACAGCTATTGAAAGATCAAGAAAATGCTGCCAAGCTCGCAGCCCAACGTCAACAGGAGTACTTTGATACCGTTGTCAACGAAATAAAGGGCATGGATAATATCCGCGGTGTTAAAATTCCAGAAAAGGATAAACAAATACTGTTGGAATATATATTCAAACCTACCTCTGATGGTATGACCAAATTTCAAAAAGATTGGTCTAAGAGCGTAAAAAATTTAATTGAGTCTGCCTACTTTACTATGAAAGGAGATACACTTGTAAAAGCCGCCGAAGTAAAAGGTCAAAATGCAGCTATTAACAAGTTTAAGAATAGTCTTAATAGAACAGGAGTAAGTAGAAAGACTAAGAAACAGGATAACACTAGCACCGAGTCTATGTGGAATTCTTTTGCGCGAAGATTACGTGCAGATTAATATTAACTAATAAAAATTAAAATTACTAGTATTTTATGGATAATAATATTCTAAATAACTTAGTTTTATACAAAGGTAAATGGTTCAGTGATTTGATTGATACCGCTAAGATTTCTGCGGCTTCTCAATAGAATCCATATCAGGTTGCTACCGTGTTGTCTTATGTATTTGGAACTAAGGATAATGGTTACAACACTTCTTTGGATATGCTTACTGGTGGTCTTGGTAATGTAATGACCATTGATCAACCGAGCTGGGAGTGGAATGTAATGATTGATGCCGATAGAGCAGTTACAATTAGAGATGCAAAATGGAATGGTGCAGCTATTACAGATGATTCAACTGCGGGTCTTGGCAATACACCTATTATGCTGTGGTTAGAAGATAACTGGTTTGGTCCTACTGCTGTATTGGAATTTGATGATAAGGAATTCCAAGTACGTGTAGCAGGTGCTCCGTATCAGGACGGTAACCTGTGGGTATATACTTGTTTTGTAGCTGATGGTCAGCCTACTTCTTATATTCCTGCAGAACTCTTGAAACCGGGTTGCCAAGTATCTCGTCTGGCTTCTGCTGTTGAAGAGTACAGTGAAGAGGGTGATATCCTGAACTATAATACTCACTTCAAGATGCGTAATTATCTTACTACAATTCGTATCAACTATGATATTACTGGTTCAGCTTATTCTACAGTAATGGCTATTGCTTTGCAAGATCCTAAGACTGGTAAGAAGTCTTATTTGTGGGCTGATTATCAGGAATGGGTAGCTCTGCGTGAATGGTATAAGAGATGTGAACGTTTCTTGGTTTACATGAAATCTAATGTAAACAAAGATGGTTCTTGTAATCTGAAAGGTACTAACGGCCGTCCGGTATTTATTGGCGCCGGTCTGTTGGAACAGATTGCTCCGTCTAATAGACGTTACTATACTCATCTTACTGCAGAACTGTTGGAAGACTTCCTGTTTGACCTGTCTTATAATGTACTTGGTACTAACGAACGTAAGTTTGTTGCATTGACTGGTGAAATGGGTATCCGTGAATTCGATAGAATTTTGAAGGAAAAGGTAGTTAACATGAACCTTATTGATACTGTATTTGTAACTGGTTCTGGTGACAGCCTTACTTTTGGTGGTCAGTTCAAGACTTATAAGATGACTAATGGTATCGAGTTGACCCTGAAGTATTTCCCGCTGTATGACGATATTACTTATAATCGTAAGTTGCATCCGGTTACTTTGAAACCGCTGGAATCATATCGTATGACATTCCTGGATCTGGGTAGACGTGATGGTGAAGCTAATATCGTTAAGGTAGTTCGTAAGGATCGTGAATTCGTAACTTGGACTACTGGTGGTGCAGTTCTTCCGTCTGGTTATGGTAAGTCTATTAATACTCTGAGATCTAATGGTAAGGACGGTTATACTGTATTCTTCCTTGGAGAAATGGGCATAATGTTAAGGGATCCACGTGCGTGTGGGGAACTAATCATGGAAGCAGAGTGATAAACTAACTTTTTTATACAATTATTAGGAACCTTGCGGTATGGTTAACGTTATATAATATATAACAAAAAATATTATATATTATGATGCGTTCATATGATGTTTATAAAATAACAAACAAGGTTAATAATAAAGTATATATAGGTATCACAAGTAAAGGTATAAGTGCTCGGTGGAAAGAACACATCTATAGTGCCGAGCACGGATGCCCCTTCAAGTTACATAATGCCATAAGAAAATATGGAAAAGAGAACTTCTCAATAGAACTTATAGATTTCTGCAATAGTTGGGAAGAACTCACAGAGAAAGAACAATATTATATTTCCGAATATAAATCATTGCAAGATGAGTATGGTTATAATATGACAGAAGGCGGAGACGGAACTTTTGGTAGATGTCATACTGAAGAAACTAAAGAAAAGATCCGTCAAAAAGCTATCGGCAGAGAAGTTACTGAAGCTACTAGACTTAAGCTATCTGAAGCTGGAAAAATAATTACAGAAGCAAGAGAAGCTTATCGTAATTCTGGAAATATTGGTTCTTCTAGAAGAAAACCAGTGCTACAATACACTAAAGACGGTAAATTTATATCAGAGTATCGTGGTGTAAACGAAGCGTCTAGATTAACAGGAATACATGTCACAACTCTATCTAACGCGTTAAAGGGTAGAAATGTGATAGGTTCTAAAGTAAACCCTTACATTTGGGTTTATAAAGAAGATTACTCCGATGTACCTGAAACAGTTCCGGCTAGTTTATTTGCTAAAGACCCTGACTGGAGGCCTACTATATCAGAAGCTTGCAGAAAGGCTGATTTAGAGTCTAGAAAAAATAGAAAAGTAACTAAAAAACAAAAGCACATTGCTATTGAAAATGGCTTAAAAGTAGCTAAAGCTATAAATCAGTACGATAAGGATGGTAATATGATCAGAGAGTATGTTTCTATTATTGAAGCATCTAGAGAATCTGGTTGTGATAGAAGAGGAATACAGCGACAGTTACAAAACCCAATAGATCCAAATAATAAACGAGCCTGGAATAACGCTAAATATATCTGGAAATATAAAGAACAACTAACTGAACAATCTAATTAATAATTATGGAAGTAATCGTTAGAATAATTAAAACCAATCCCTGGACTGGGATTACTAAATGGCCTACATGTTTTGACTATGTAAGCTCTTACTGGACTAGATCTGGTAATTTATATACTGGTTTATCTGTAGAAGATGCAGCTAGATTAGAAAAAGAAATTGGTTATCCTGAGGGATAGTTATCTCCTAATAGTGCGTTTTGGGATACTTTTGCTATTAAGATTGGCAAAAAGGATTTAATATTGGATACTAATAGACCTGAGGATGAATTAAAATACCTATTCCTTAAGAAACATAAGAGAGTAGCTAATGGTCTTAACGATATTAAGCCTAGCACTGATTATGTTATGATTAATAAGGATAGTGAAGCAGAAGAACAGAACAAGTTCAATAAAGTTAAGCGTGAAGCATATAGAGAGATGGATAAGATGTCTACTGAAGAAATGCGTAAGTGTTTACGTCTCTATGGTATGAAATCAGATTCTATGTCTAATGAGGTTGCTGAAGCTAAATTGTCAGAATTTATTGAAGCTGATCCTTCTAAGTTCTTGATGAAATGGGTAAATAACCCTAATAAAGAAATTAACTTCGTAATTGAAGAAGCTATTGCTAAAAACATTATTAGAAAGAATCGTGCTCAATATTACTTTGGTACTGATTTAATTGGTAATGGTCTTGAAGATGTAATTGCTTATCTTAAGGATAAGAAGAATCAAGATATTAAATTAGCAATACTCAATGAAATTAAATCTAAGTAATGACTAATAAAGATTCTCATATAATTTTCAAGGTAGTTCTGGATAAGAATGCAGAAGGTATTGCTTATGGTGGATGCCCAGCATTCTTAGATGAAGAAGTAGACTTATTTCTTAATCAAGCATAGTTAGAAATCTTAAGTAATAAGATTACTGGTAACAATGCATTAAGAGTAGGTTTGGAAGGTTCTGTATCTAACTTATCTGAAATAGAGAAGTTAATAGCTACAGATGTTAATCTTCATGCTGTACATACAGGCTACAATGAGTATGCATTAGAAGATGTTCATGATGAAGATAATAGAATGACTATACTTAGTGTATTACTTAAGTATGGACAATTCTAGACTAACTGTGTACTTACTAGTCATGAGTTAGTAAAGCCTTTTAAGCAGACTTATAATAATATACCTTGGGTAGAGAATCCAGTAGCTACTTTAGAAAACGATAAACTCTTAGTATATGTAGATCCTGTTTTAATGCAGGATCCTATGTATGCTCCAAGAGTAGAAGATAATACAGAATTCTACAGAGTAGATCTTACTTATGTTAAGAAACCAACTAAGTTTGATTATACTAAACCTGAACAAGAATTAGACTTCCCTGAAGATGTTATGTATGAGATTATTAATAGAGCAGTAGTAATTGCTTTAGAGAATATAGAATCTCAAAGACAATCTTCTAAGTTTTAGTTAAACCAAGTATCTGAATAATTATGTGTGAGAGAGATTTTCAAATAAATATAGAGAGGTAGCTTAACAATATCATACCTAATTATAATGAAACTATCAAGTTTCCTTCAGATACTTTGTTTCATTTTATAAATAAAGCTAAAGACGAATATGTTAAATAGAACTTTAGAGTATTCTAGAGAAACCAAGAGATTACTGATAACATACGTACTTTAGTGAATACTAAGAGCTATACTACTTATAGCTTTAGTAAATTAGGTAATAAATGGGAAGCCAATTATCCTGAAGATTATATGTTTGCACTTGGTGAAAATGTATATATAAGTATAAAGGATAATAAATGCAATAACTTAATTACCCGTGAATCTGATGTAATAGAGGCTACAATAGAGACAGTAAGCTCTAGACTAAGTAATAGTCTATCAGATCATAAATTGCGTTATAATCAAGCAAAACCTATTAGAGTATATACTGACAATAAAATTGTATTATATACTGATGGTAATTATAATATAAGTTCTTATGAACTTACTTACTTAAGAAAAGCTAAGGACTTAGGTACTCTCTAGGATTTAACTAAAGAGTATACAGATTTACCAGAAAATACACATTAGGATATAGTTGATCTAGCAGTTCAAATGATAGTACAGACTATACCTAATACTAGTTCTAAGAAATCTTAGGATGAATAATTAAAGGCGCTTACTAACGTGGAAATTAAACTTTCGTAAGATGAGTTATAATGAAATACTAAATTCAGATATTTCAAAATCTAAGAATGTTATATATAAATTTACTAATTTAATCAATTAGAAGATTTATATAGGACAAACTAGAAAACAATTTAGAGAACGTTTAGCACATCATATTTGGCAGATGAATAATAACCCTAGTTATTTTCATAAAGCTCTATCTAAATATGGATTATCTAATTTTGATATAACTATACTTGAAACATGCGAAAATCCTGAAGATTTAAATGGCCTAGAAATATATTGGATAGATTATTATTAGTCTTCTGATAGAAATAAAGGTTATAATTTAACTTTAGGAGGTTCTGGAGTTTCTCATGATAAGTATATTAGAAATTATATAGAAAAAGATGAAACCAGATTAAAACGTTCTGAATCAGCTAAAAGAAAATGGCAAGATCCAGAATATAGAAAAAGATATAAAAAGAGCAGAAAAGAATATATAAAAATTGTTAAACTGTCTCTAAATGGTGATTTGATTGAGATATATCCTACTTTTTCAGATGCAGAATCATCTATGTTTGGAAAAAGAAATGGTTCTTTATGGTATCCACTAAGAAGATATAAAGAAGAATCAATAGAATTAAATGGTTTTATTTGGATGACTCTAGAATCTTACAACAAGTTAGGAAAGTAGAAAGTAAGCGAATAGACTAAGCGCTAATGTCTAATTTAAAAACAAACATTTAATATGATAACTTCAGTACACTCAGTTCTGATTGGAAAACAAGCTCCGACTTCTTACGCTACAGTGGATGCTTTAGCTGTTGGTGATGTTGCTTTGTTCGATGAGAATAAGGCTCTTATTAAGACTGCTGCTGATGCAGTAAATGCTAACTCTCTGTATGTAGGTGTAGCAGGTGAAAAGATGAATGTTACTATGCCTGATGGTACGGTAGCACAGAAAGCTAATATTGATTTCTCTAATGAAATCCAGAAAGCTTCTAAACCATCTGCAGTAATTGGCGAATATGTAGCTCCTGTTGAAGAAAAGATTGTAATCACTTTAACTAACGCTACTATTATTGCTGGTAATCGTTACGTTTTGCGTATCGTTTATAAGGATATGTATGAAGCTGCTTGGCAGTTTACTCATACTTATGAAGTATATGCTGAAACTACTACCCCTGCAGATTTAGTAGACGCTTTCTTGAAGAAGATTAACGCTCACAAGAATCGTAGAGTACAGGCTTCTGCTTCTGCTGCTGTTCTTACTTTAACTGCCATGCCGAAGGATGATAACGAAGGTGTTTATTCTCTGAATGAATATAGCGTTGTATCTATGGAAGCTTCTCTGTATGAAACTATTCCTGGTGCATTGCTTGCTAATCAACCTAAAGCCGTTGCTGGTGCTAAGATTGAAAAGACTGCAGGTAATCCTGGTAAGGGTTATTGGAAGCAAGTACGTGATGCAGAAGTACGTAATATGGGTTATAAAGGTCATGTATTTACTGGTGCATATCCTATTGTTGAACAGGTTCGTAAAGTAGTAGAAGATGCAGAATATGACTATGCTATCATCGAAAACGATAACCTGTACTTGAGCAATGATAATCAGTACATCAAGACTACTCCGTTGACTACGGAAGTTTATTGTCCTAGTTTAGTTGATTCTATTGTAGATAAAGGTATTCAGTCATTTATTGCTGGTAAGACAATTGCCTAATCCACGTTAGAGAGATTGAATTTGGGATAAGATTCCTTTTACAAACTACAGAAGTGGAGTTGTGGAATATTCCACTCTCCACTTTTTTTATTGTTGATATATGGACAAATTAACAAATATACAAATAGATGGTGATAAACTGACCTTTAAGATAGAGACTGAAGTAGATCTTAGTAACTATAGTAAGGAAGTTTATATAGATGAAGTATGGAATTTAAAGAACATACTTGAAGACAGTCCTATACATAACATTAGCTTTTCTGAGAATATTACAGTAGATTCCGATAATAATGTAACTGTAACTAATGACGATATTCTAGAATTAGATTGGAATATGAAGTATGTTACTTTGAGATGTTTTACGGAATAGGAAGAAATACATTTTCATGGCATATACTACAATCCTTCAATTGTATATATGGCAGAGATTAGGAAATTACATACTCACTGCTCAACTTGTTTAGATGATCAGACTATGTAGAACATAATGTTAGTAGTCTTTAAGAGATAGTTGCTTGAGTATGCTTTAGCATCCGATTACTATCGTGATGCTTTACAATTATATGTAGATATCTGTAGATTACTTGAGATATCTATCAAACCAAAATGTGCAGCTAGTACTTGCTGTAACAACGCTATTCTTACTCAGAAAGGTGATTGTTTCAATACAGAAAACGATAAGTGTCTTCATTTAGAGAAAGAGCGTAACTCTGCTACTTTATTTAGTGGTATTTGTTACTCTTGTTCTAACAATACTTGCAGTACAGGAAATTGCAGTAATAGTTATTGTAAATTATAAAATAAATAGATATGATACAAAAATGTGATGGTGTAAAGATATTGGACTTAGAAGAGAAGCTTGAAGCTACAGGTAGTGAATACATTGTTACTGCAGAAAAAAGCAATAACTATAAATTACCGCTTGAATCTGTAGCTGATATAGTTATAGGTAATTCTAAGTTTAAAGCTGCAATTAAGGATGTATATGAATCAAGTACACCTACTGCATCTGTATCTTTAGATAAAGATCAATTTTTATTCTCATTTGGTATACCTGCTGGTAGAACTGGTGATGCCGGTAAAGATGGTAAAGACGGTAAAGATGGATAGGATGGCAAAGATGGTATTGATGGTGTACCAGGTATAGATGGAGATACTACTAGAGTAGTAATAGCATATAAGTCTACTAAGAGTATAGAAAGACCTGATACTCCTGTAGGTGGTAGTTGGGATTATGATACTAACACTATAACATATCCTGAAGGTTGGTCTGGTAGTGATAGTAATCCTAATGGTTATGTGTGGATGTCTACTGCTACATTCTCTAGTAAAGGCACTATTGTAGTTCCTTGGAGTACACCTGTAAGACTTACAGGAGCAGATGGACATGATGGTGCAGATGGTAGTAATATTGAGTTTGTATATAAACTCACTGTAACTAGTTTAGTTACTCCTACTAAACCTACAGGTAATAGCCAAACCGAAGCCATTAGACAAGGTTGGACTGATCATCCTACAGGTATTAGTGAATAGTATCAATGTGAATGGGTTTGTTCACATAACTTACAAACTGATGGTAGCTGGAGTGAGTGGAGTGATCCTACTATTTGGTCCAAATGGGGAGTAAATGGTAAAGATGGTGATGGAGTAGAGTATATATATCAGCGTACCAAGTTACCTGCTTCTCCTAAAGAGATTACAGATAATAATCCAGATCAGGATGAATATATACCTCAATCAGCTCCTGGTGAACAACCTTGGACAGATGATCCTAAGGGAGTAAGTGAAGAGTTTAAATATGAATGGGTTAGTAAAAGAAAGTATAAAGGTGATACTCACAAATGGGGTAACTTTAGTTCTCCGTCATTATGGGCTAAATGGGGAGATGATGGTCAAGATGGTCAACACCTTAGAGTAATGTATACTAAGACATCTGGTAGTGATGTTAAGCCTAGAGATCCAGATAGATTGAATATTAACCCTGGTAGTATTTGGGGTGTAGGTATGCCCTCTGTGACTGGTAAAGAAGCCATATGGGGTATTCAAGCTTTAGTTACTTTTGATAATAAGTTAGTAATTGATGAATCTCTGCCTGAAGACGAAAGAGGTTGGCAAGGGCCTTATTTAATTACAGGTGTACCTGGTCTTGATGGTAATAACTTTAATTATCAAGTAGAAGCATTCAAATAGAGTTCTACTCAACCTGAAAAGCCTACTAGCAATGACCCATATAATCCTGGTGATGGTTGGGTACTTACTCCTGATATGTCTACTGGTATATGGTGGAAGTGTATAGCTACAGTTCAAGGTGAAACAGGTACAGTAATAGAATGGGGTGCTGTAATTAGAGTATCAGGTCAAGGAGTTGTTATTAAAGGTACTTTAGATTCTACAGACGATCTTCCGACGGAAGGTAACCAGATAGGAGATGGTTGGGTTATCGATGGTTTCTTGTGGGTATGGAATGGTAGTGAATGGGTAAATGTAGGTAAGGTTCAAGGCATGGATGGTAACTACTATGAATACAGATTTGCTAGAAACAATAGTTGGGAAATCGCTCCTCAGTTAAATGCAGCTGAACGTTATCCGGCAGGTTGGAGTTCTACTGCACCAGCGTTAAGTAGTGGTAAAGTATTATGGGCTACATTTGCTCTTATTAATGGTGGAGACAATACACTAATGGAACAATGGTGTGATCCATACTATATGACTGGTATGACTGGTGATAATGGTGGTTCAGGTATTCCTGGGGTAGGTTATGAAGTTAGATACTGTAAAGGTACTGAAACTACTTATACTGGTGAGGCTTGGAGTGATTCTATGAAATGGAAGAGAAATCCTACAGGTTGGTCTATGGATGTTCCTGAGCTTACTAATGGAGATGAGTATAATTATATATGGTTTATTCAGTGTAGAGTTATTAATGATAATATGGAAACTGCATGGTCTAAACCTAATCCTATGGGTGGTATAATTACTCCAGATCCAGTAGGTTCACAACCTATAGCATATCCTGCTGGTATATATAGTACTAGCACTCCTTATATTAATGATGGGGAGAAAGCTCCTTATGTATATGATACTAGTGATGGTAACTACTATTTCTTAAAATCAGTAATGACGTGGCTTGGTACTCAGTAGAATAATGAATCTCCTGCTACAGATACATCTGGTGCATGGACTGTATTAGAGAATTATGAGGCAATCTATACTGATTTACTTATTGCACCTAATTCATTAGTAGGTGGAGCTGTATTTAATAACAACTTGATGTTCTCACAAAGAGGTAAGAATGCTAGTGGTGGTGATAGTTCTGAGTATCATTTGATTAATACTTCAGATCCTATGAATACCTTTAACTCATTTAGACCTAACTTCTTACTAGACTTTGAAAATGGTGAAGCTTACTTTGGAGCTGGAGGTATACATTTAGCAGCTGATTCTGCAAACTCTTTAATTCAATTAATAAGTGGTAATCCGGCTGCTGGTTTTGGCTCTGCGGCTAGTATGGATCTAGAAGGCATTGGGTTTGATAAAGTCGTAGCTACTAGTAATCCTACTGCTAACAGAAGTGCTGAATTGAGTATAAACGGACTGAGTGTCAATATGGGTATTCCAAGGTTCTCTGTTAATGAAGATGGTATGACCTTTGGTAACTACATTGGAACTAGTTAGCAAAATGCATTTAGCGTACTTTCTGACGGTAGTATGTATCTTAATGATAGTTTAACAATAGGTGATACAAGTAATGAACATATTGCTATTGATAGTGGTAGTATGAAGTTAAAAAACAGTTCATTACAGAATATAGTTATCACTTATGATAATACTACCTCTTCTATTACACTTAACAATCCTACAGGTATTGATTCATCTAGGGTAGTTATAAAAGCCTTAGATGACGATGCAGAAGATTCCGTTTCTGTAAGAACTTATGATTCTCAAGGAAATTATAGCAGTATTACTCCTACTGGAATAAGTTCTTCTAATGGAGTTGATAAATGGATAATTATAAATAACGGTTATATCGCAGTACATACTCCAGAAGGATCATATACTGGATGGACTGGAACTAAAAATGGTTTAAGATTCCAATGTGGTATTTGTGTTGGAGAAGCTTAATTAATTTACTATGGATAAAGCAAAAGAATATATAAACAGTAAAACAAACTCTATACTTAAGACTAATATACTTAGGAATAATAGAGATGTAGTTGCAACCATAGTATACAATGAATTAACAGATTTATTGGAGTTTAGTAATACATCTGATATTACTACTCCAATAGATTCTGAAATACTAAAGAGATACTTACATTAGGTTAAACCACAATTATATAGTGGTATACCTATGAAACTCAAACCATATTGTATTAAGTGTGGTTGTGGTAATGGATACTTTAGAGGATTGTATGATCCTTATGTATTAGCATTGTTAACAGAGGATGCAGATCCTTGGTTATGGGAAGATAACGGTGTAGTACTGTTAGAATAGTAGAAAGAAAATAATTTGATTGACAATGATAGCAAGAATTAAAGGTTTAAAGATTAGTCAAGCTTCAGAACGTACTGCTGTCACAGGATAGGAGATGATTCCATTCCAAGATGGTGAAAGAAATGGTAAGATCCGAATGATAGAGTTTAAAGATATGACTATGTATATCTTTGATCCTACTATCGTTGATGGTAAAGTAAGTCAAGAAGATTATGACGCATTAAAGCAAGCTATAGAGGAAGGTAAGCTTATCTATACTATTAACTCTAATAGAAATGGATTAGACTTAGCAACCGAAGTAGCTATAGTTGGTAGTACTATATATATTGAATCTCCTGACTTTATTAAAGAAGAAGGTACAGATAATATATCTCAAGTAGTATTTGATACTATTACTGTAGATGGTTCATTAAACTATAGTAAAGAACAATATACTACTACAGTAATTAAGACTACTGGAGACGGTACTAAAGTACTCACAGATAATGGTCAGTATGTATATATAGGTAATTTAGCATTAACTAATATTAAGTTTAAAGATGGTACTAATACGTCTACTTATGACTTAGTAACTAATGGCATCACTTTCAGATAGAATGCTACTCCTTGTGTATCATGGAATACCGTTAAAAGTGGTAACAATATCTATATGGATATACGTATAGCTAATGCTACTGCTTCTATGGACGGTCTAATGAGTAAGGAAGACTATGTAGAACTTAATACTACTATTCCTGGATAGATTGAAGACCTAAAGGAAGCTGACTCTAATCTAAGTAATAGAATAGATGATCTTGATGATAAGATTGATAAAGAGATTGCAGATAGAGAAGCAGAGATAGACCGTATAGAGAATAAGTTTGATGGAGTTACTGACAAGTTAGAGGAGGCTCTACAGAAAGAGATTGAAGATAGAAAAGCAGGCGACACTACTATTACTAATAGTTTAAATGCATTCATTAGTACTAAAGGTCAACCTAGCGGTTTAGCTGAATTAGACTCAACTGGTAAAGTTCCAGCAGCTCAATTACCATCCTATGTAGATGATGTATTAGAATATTCTACTAAAGCTCAATTCCCTTAGACTGGTGAAACTGGTAAAATATATGTATCTAAGGATACTAACTTAACATATAGATGGACTGGTACTCAATACCTAGAGATCAGTTAGAGTTTAGCATTAGGTGAAACTCCTAGTACAGCGTATTCTGGAGATAAAGGTAAAGTTAATAGAGATGCTTTAAATAGTATGCCTACTAAACTTACTTCATATCTTACTCCTACTACTAGTACTGGTGAATTAGTTAAGATTAACTATAAGTATGCAGCTAAAGATGGTTTAAATTATGGTCCATTACAGGATGATAATATAGATATACCATCAGCTACAACTACTAATGCAGGTGCTATGTCTGCAATAGATAAAGGCAGATTAGATGACTTATATAATGAATTTGGTAGTATACAGAATCCTGGTGATAAGCTTGATTCACTACCTAATAACCTAGTTACTGGTGTAGATGCAACGTCTAGAAATGCAACTAGTGTAACTATTAACTATAAGCAATCTGATTTATCTGCAGCTAGTAATTCATATGCGAATCCTATTACTAAGTCATAGACTATACCTGCTGCTACACAATCTGCAGCCGGTGTAATGACTGCTACTGATAAATAGAACTTAGACGTTAATATACCTAATAGAATTACTAATCTAGATAATAGAGTAACTACTGAAGTAGATAGATTAGAAGAGCTTATCGAGAGCAGTTCATCCGAGATTACTAACGATTTGAATGTAGAGATTCAAGCTAGAAAGGATGGTGATAATTAGTTACAGACTAACATCAATAATCTGTAGTCTACTATGAATACAGAATTAGCTAAGAAGGTTGGTAAAGTAACCGTAGCTGGTTCTGGTAATGCTGTTACTACTGCATCTATTAGTGGCGATACTCTTACTCTAACTAAAGGAGCTACATATAATAACTATGTACATCCTGCTGGTTCTGCACCTAGTAAAGCATCTGGATTCTATAAGTTCTCTACTGATTCTACTAGTCATGTAGCTAGTGTTACTGCTGTAACTAAAGCTGATATAACTGCATTAGGTATACCTGCATAGAATACTAATACTACATATACATTTGCTAATGGTTCTACTGGTAATTTTACAGTAACTCCATTTGGAGGTAGTGCATAGACTGTAAGCGTTGGTAAGCCAGCTAATGCTGGTAATGCTGATACAGTTGGTGGTATTAGTCCATCTGCTTTTGTAAAAAAAGCTGGTGATACTATGACTGGTAACTTAACAGTGGGTAATACTAATAGGTATTGCTGTGTTTTACGTACTGACGGAGTCTTTACTATTAAGGCTACTCCTACTGTAGGAGATTGGAATAGAGGTTATGAATTTGTTAATGCTAATGACACAGTATTAGCTAAATTTGGAGCATATGGATCAGGATAGAATTTTGACTATTGTTATATAGGAACTAGCTATGATGGTAATAATACATGGCAAAGATGGAACTCATCAGGTTCTGTTATAACTACACCATTAAGAATAGAACAAACTTCAACAACAATTCCTTTAACACTGATTGGCAAAAATGAGGCAAGTTATGTTTAGTTTAATAACGGAGAAGATAGCGCTGAAGTAGGATTTCATACATCTCTTGGCGCTTACCTACTCAATGATAAACTGACAACTCATCCATGTATATCATTAGGTAGAGTAGATAATTTAGATGAAGGAGCAACTTTCTATTATGGAGGTACTCATTATAAATTACTTCATGAAGGTAACTATGCTAATGAGTTAGATTAGCGTTATTTACCAAAAACAGTATATGACTATCGTAATGGCTGTTTAGTGAGATTAAGAAATTCAGATAGTGATGCCACTATGATTACAGTGAGAATTTTTGGTAATTCTTACTATGGTAATAGTGTTCCATTTGACACAGTAATATAGTTCTACAACTATCCTCCTGAAAATAAAATATTCTAGGCTACTGGTGTTAATAATGGATATAGCTTTGGGGATATAAAAGTATTTAATTACGATAATCGTATTTATTTGTGGTTTAAATAGCCACAGTAGTATGCAACTTTTATAGTTCGTGCATATCATAATGGTGACCTCCGTAACATGGTTGAATCTATAAGTAATGCAGCTATGCCTACTTCTGGAGTAACTAGAACAGTAACTATAACTCCTAAATAGTCCATATATGCTGGAGATGATATTGTTAGAGCAGCGGGTAGTGTAAATATAGAACACACAAATGAAATAAATTCATATGAGGGTAATCTATATTTGAACCATAGAAATATGGATGGAACCAAAAATATCATAATGTGTGGTAATGGCGGAGGCGTTGTAATAGGTGGTAATACTACACCACCTCAAAAACTATATGTGATAGGTGGTATTTCATCTACTGAAAAAATATACGCAGCTAATGGTTTCTTCAAAGAATCTGATGCTCGTTTAAAATCAGATATTAAACCTTTAGACTATACTCTAGACTAGATATGTTCTATACCTACTGTATCATTTATAATGAATGATTAGAAGCAAATAGGTACTATAGCACAGAACTTAGAGGAATTAGGTTTTGAGGACATAGTAACTGAAAGTGATACTCTTAAGTCTGAAGTAAGTAATCCCGAACAGTTTGAATCATTCACTAAAGATGGTGAAGAGTATGTTAAGGTTAAGAAGGTAGAGTATGAAATGTTAGGTGTATTAGCTATTGAAGGAGTTAAGATGCTTAAAGATGAGATTGAAAAGCTTAAAGCTGAAATAGAAACTTTAAAGAATAAGCAACATGAGTAATGAAATAGCAACATATTCTATGATATTAAGTAAGCTTAGTCTAGGTAAGAGTGGGGCAGAATGTCCTACTAAGACCTAGATTTTAGCTATTAATTCATTAATCATTATTGATAATGCTTCTACTTATGGAGCTAATGAATGTGTAAAGATAGATGATATACGTAAGAAGGTAGAGACTTGGAATTACTACTTAACAGTATCACCTACTAGTATGTCATTTGGAGCTGGTGGTGGCAGTAAGTCTTTCACTGTTAGTTCTTATAAGAGAAAAGTATTAGATGGAGTAGAATAGAGTGGTGATACCAGTGTATCATTAAAGTCTACTACTATATCTGGTACTGGATTCTCTTTAAGTGGAACTACAGTAAGTGCTTCTGCTAATGAAATTACTTCAAATAGAACAGGTACAGTTACTATAACTCAGAATGAGTCTAATAAGACAGTTACTATTAGTTTATCACAGGATGGGGATGATGTTAGTTCATATGGTGAATGGACTATATCTGTATCAGCTAGTCCCACTAGTGTATCTAGCAGTGGCGGTACTTCTACTATTACAGCTAGTGCTAAGAGAACTGTATATTGGGCTAGTGGCGATGTTACTGAAGAAACAGGTAATCCTACATTATCTACTAACTTAGGTAGTCTTAGTAGTAGTTCTTCACCTAGTACTTTAACATTAGGAGAGAATACATCTACATCTAGTAGAACTGCAACTATTAAAGCAACTCACGGTGGTAAATCAGCTACTTGTACAGTTACTCAAAGCGGCGCTACACCTGCAGATACGTATGTATTTACAATAACACCAAATACATATGATGCTTCATATAGTAATGCCTCTTTCACACCAAGAACAGTATCTACTAAGAATGGTAGTAATATAGGCTATAGTTTAACTTCTGGTAGTACTGATTGGGTAGTTGTAGATACAACTGGAAAAATAACTGTAGAGATACTGAAAAACACTACTTCTAGTACTAGAAGTACTACTCTAGTATTTACATAGAATGAATCTGGTAAGACTCAATCTATAGAGATAACCCAAACAGGGTATACTCCACCTGCAGATACGTATGTATTTACAATAACACCAAATACATATGATGCTTCATATAGTAATGCCTCTTTCACACCAAGAACAGTATCTACTAAGAATGGTAGTAATATAGGCTATAGTTTAACTTCTGGTAGTACTGATTGGGTAGTTGTAGATACAACTGGAAAAATAACTGTAGAGATACTGAAAAACACTACTTCTAGTACTAGAAGTACTACTCTAGTATTTACATAGAATGAATCTGGTAAGACTCAATCTATAGAGATAACCCAAACAGGGTATACTCCGGAAGTAGTTAATAAATTAACTTTGAATAGTCTTACGTATGATAATTGTTTTTTATTCCTTTCAGGTACGAAACCAGTAGAATCTAATGTTTAGAACTACCTCATGTTCATGGCAGATACTTCTCTTAATTGGTATGCAAGTCTTGGTATAAGAGTTAATGGAGGAACTGCATACGCCGGTAATCTAGTAAATATATATGTATATTCGAGCGGTAGCTATAAGTTAGTAAAGTCATTTTAGTTGCAATTAGGAGAACAGACAGTTACCTACTAATGAACCCATACTTAGCACATATGACAGATAGAGAATTGTTGGAGCAGATATATCTTCTGCTCCTTCAAATCAACGTGAAGGTAAGTGAGATAGATAATGATACTAAACAATTTGGTATGAACGTAGCAGCCAATCTAGTTGGTGATGCCCTAATGATGAATAACAATGATGCCGAGAGAAGAAATAATTAAACAGCTTAAACCTTACTTTGATGTAAAAGAGTTAGTATGTAATCACATATATAGTAGGTTTGGAGAACAATCATGGATGTTCTTAAGTACTTAGTTACTACATGTGTTACTGTGTCTACGTACTGATATTTTACGAATGCCAATGCATATTAATACGAGTACTATGCATCAAAGGGGTATGCGTTGCAATCTATGCCCTTTAGTAAAGAGTAAGAAAGGAGTATATGTTAGCGGGCACTGTTTTGATAAAGATACAGAGGTTTTGACTAACAACGGTTGGAAGAAATATTATAACATATTAAATTCTGACATGTTGTTTACATATAATATATAGAATGATTCTATAGAACAGAAGCCTATAGATGGAATAATAAGATATGATTTCGATGGAGAACTGTTATGTGCAGAGAATCAACATATTTCTTATGCAGTAACAGATAAACATAGAATGATAGTTCAAAATCAGACAGGAAAATACAAACGTGTAACTAATAAGGTTATCAGTGAGAAATGGTAGAACTATTTAAATAGTCTGAAAAAGAATAACGGTTATCATATAGAACTAGCAGATTCAATACACGGTAGTAGAAAATTATTTAAAACAGCAGGTTTATCTTCTTGTAATAATGAATATGATATTAATCTGCTCCGTTTCTGTATGGCTGTAATATCAGATGGATATTTAGAAATAAAAGGAAATTGTGTAGCGTATAGATTTAATTTAAAGAAAGAAAGAGATAAAAAAGAATTAGAAGATATATTATCCGCTCTACATTGGAACTATACAAAAAATTATAGTAAAAGTCACGAAAAGAATGGATGCCAAGGTGTATACTCTTATTATATTAACTCTACTACAGGATGTCAAGTTAAGTAGATTATAGGCCTAGATAAAAAGATTCCTTTGTGGTTCTTATCTCTTAAACCAGACATATTAAAGCAGCTAATAATTACATACGCTAAGTTTGATGGTACTTTTGACAATAGAGATAATAATAGTGGAATCACTATATACTCTACTGATGATTATAATACAGATATTTTACAAATAATGTCTATATTATGTGGAATGAGATGCGTAAAGAAACATGAAAAAAACGTATAGGTAAATATTCGTGGTTGCAGTTATAATGTAAAAGACTTTTATAAATTGTTTATAACTTAGACTAAAGACTGTAGTGACGTACAACGTGACTGTTATTATACTAAAAAGTATAAAGGAGTAGTATGGTGTGTTAATAATGAAAACACAACTCTAATAACTAGGCGTAACGGAAAGGTTGTATTTATGGGGAATTGTACAGGTAATGCTATTGACTTTACTTGTGATGATAAGACTGCAGAAGAAATAAGAGAGATAATAAAGGCTAAACCTTTATTGTTACCATGTAAAGTACGTTTAGAGGAAGATTGTGACTGGGTCCATCTTGATGTATATGACTCTGGCACAGAAGATAAAATAACAACATTTAAAGCATAACATATGTTACAGAGAGAGATAGTTAGATTTAGAGCATCAGATACGTAGCCTAATCCTCTAGAAGTAGATTATTGGATTGACGTTACCTCTAATTACTATGGTGGTTGTATTAGGTATTATCGTAATGATACTAATACATGGGAGATGCTAGATCTGAATGATAAGCAAGCGGATGCTATCATTGATTATATCAATAAGGCTCTTGAATAGATAGAACAGTTTATTAATGAAGCTATAACTGAAATCAGAAATGAATTAGCTGAGTTTAAAGATGAACTGAAAGAGGAAGTTAATAAACTGTGGTAGTATATTAATCAGAAAGTAGAAGAGTTAACTACTCAGATTAGTAATATTAGAAATGAAATTAATGGTATTAAGTAGGATATTACAGATATCAATAATAACATTGATGATATAAATCAAGATATTACTAATATCAATTCTAGTATTGAAGATATACGTCAAGATATAACTGAAGTAATAGGCGGAGATTTAAGTTCTATTCAACAAAAGATTACTGAATTAACTCAGAATATACAAGAGTTAGATAGTAAGATTGATCAGCAAATTAGTGATTTAAGAAGCTATGTAAATAGTGAGATTACTAAGGCTAAAAATGAACTTAAGACTTATGTAGATGGTAAAGTTACTGACCTTACTAAATTAATTAATCAAGAGATTGAGAATAGAACTAATGCAGATAATAACTTACAATCCCAAATTAATGAGCTTAAACAGTTAATTACTAATGCACAGAAGGCTATTGATACTCACGCTGCTAGAAGAGATAATCCTCATGTAGTTACTAGAGCTCAATTATCATTAGCTACTACTGATAGTGTTGTGTTTAATAAAGTAAGTGCTCCTAGTGGGTTCTTTAAAGAGTAATAGTTATGAATAAATGTGACGGTATAAAGATATTGGAGCTGGATCCTAAGCGTATACTAGAAGGAAACGAATACATGGTAATAGCAGAGAAGGATTAGAACTTTAAAGCTCCTATTAACTAGATTGTTGATTTAGTAATTAATGATGGTAGACTTAAGGACTACATAGATGCTACTGTAGAATTTTCAATAGGAGATTTCAAGAATGAAGTTAACCAAAGTATATCAGAACTTACTAATAAGATAAACAACTTAGATAGTAAGATAACTACTGTTAATAATAGAATTACTAATCTTGAATCTAGTATAAATGATATTGAGCAGAACATAACTAGCATTAACAATAAGATTACTAGTATTGAAAATAATCTTGGTAATGTTGGTGAGCTGCTTGATGAAGAGTACATTACTCAGTTAATAAATAAACTGATTCGTGAGAATAAGATATCTGTATTAGATCCAGTACAACAGGCAATGAACAAAGGTACTGGCGTTGTTTTAGCGTTACCTAGTGCTAATAATGGTAAGATATCATTACCTATATGGACTGGTACTGAAGCTGAATATAATCAGCTTACTAAAGTAGCTGGTATGACGTATAATATTATTGATGAGGAGAGTGAGTAATGTTAGAGTTAGGTATAGCAGGGGGACGAGCAGTTCCCCTACAAAAGAGAACTGTAGGCAATACTAATATATCTGATGTATTTGATGGAGTAAATCATATATGGCCTACTAGGGATGATGTATCTTACTTCTATGATTTCAATAGTATATAGTTGAGATTCATATGGACTGATTCTAACGGTAGAGATTTTGATACCGGTACTAACATCACTAACGCTCCTAGTATCCCTAGTGAAATAGTAGGATGGAGTTGGGGTTCGTCTGAAAATAGAACTCAACCGTTTTTATACTGGGGAGGCGATAACACTCAATCTGGAGCAGAGTGTGTAATGGTAGACATTAAATCCATACAAGATGTATATACTAATGATCCTAGTTTAACTATGCCGGAATAGTTAATTGTATAGCTTAGAGGAAACTGGTTTGGAAATAAAAATGACGGTATTGTGACTGTTGAATGTACTGCTTATAAAGGAGGAGTTATAGTAAAAGCATATCAAATGAAGGGTAGTGATATGGGAGTAACAGGTCAATCATTTGTATTCGCTGATAAAGATGGTTGGGTGTCTGAAGAAGGTATGCCTAATAAAATATGGGTTGGAGAAGCTGTTAAATACGTTGATAGATGGTATAAAATTAATCCTGTAGATGATAGCGTAGAAGGTATGCCCAATTTAACGATATAGAGAGACTTTACACATAAAGGTACTTTAAGTACTTCCGTTAATGGTTATGTTACATTTAATGGTAAATAGTATAAGACATGGAATGATTAGACTAATGTAGACGGAGGTATAATAATAGGATCTGTTAGATGTCTGAATACTGATACTATGACTGAGGAAGGATAGATTAAAGTAATCGCTATGAATGAGAATGGCACTATATACAACGATAGTATAAGTACTGCATTCAGATATGGATATGTAGCGGGTAATAGTGAAAAGAGAGGTCAGCAGTCTATTAGGAGTTATGTAAGCAGTAGAGACGGTTAGGCAGCAGATGAGGAATTTGTTGTAGTTAATTACTTTGATAAGACTGAAGCTGGTCAAGTTGTAGCATTAAATCCAATAACATAATGAAAACAATATTGTATATTTCAATGATGAATATACGAGATAGAAAGAATACGATACTCCAGAACAGGAGATTATTTAATTATTAAATATTTGCAAATATGGTTAAACAAGAAAATCCTAATTTCATAGCATCTAAGTATGCTCCAAATCCTAAAGAGGTTTCTTACTGGATTGACTTAGCAACAGACAGTACTGGTAATGTTATTAAGTCATATAGTCCTGATCTTAAGAAATGGATACCACTAAATAGAGATGCTAATGTAGACCAATGGACTCATATTAAAGAGATCGTTCAATCTGTTGGTTTAAACTATGATAAGAATAGTGACATTATATCTTTACCTGATAATAGTAGCAATAACTACTTTAAAGGTACTAGTATAGTAGACGCTATTAATAAAGGTGATGCTGCTGTAAAAGCTCAAGTAGATAGACTGGATACTAAGATTGATGATGTAAATGAAGACTTACAAGACTTCAAAGCATTAAAGGGTCAACCTAATGGTCTTGCTGAACTTGATGGCAATGGTAAAGTACCTGCTAGTCAATTGCCTTCATATGTTGATGATGTAATGGATGCATACGCTACTTATACTGTATCTCCTACTGGAGTACTTTAGAATATACAGTTATATGTGGATGCTGAACATGAAACTCCTATAGTAGGTGAAAGAGATAAAATATATGTCAATGTAACTCCTGGTGAAGTAAGTTATCAGTTTAGATGGTCCGGTTCACAATGGGTACACATCGATTCTAATGCCATTATTATTGGTGATATTACTGGTACTGCTTATGATGGTGGTAAGGGTAAAGCTATGGAGAATGTAGTTAACTCTATGCCTGATAACTTGCTGAGTACATTCCAATTAGACTAGACAGATGTTAATAACATTACGATTAGCCTTACTGGAGTAGAAAAGAGCGGTGGTAAGTATATAGAGTCTACTTTATCTAATATTACTATTACTCCTGCTACTAATACTGTTGCTGGTTTAATGACCGGTGCTGAGAAAATAGCTATTAATGAAACTCTTCCTGATGCAATTAATGATGAAAAGGTTGCAAGAGAGAATGCAGTGAAAGAACTCAAAGCTAAGGATACAGAACTTCAAGGCAATATTGACAGTTTAGAGACAGCTTTAAATCAAGATATTACAGAGCTTAGAAGTACTATACTTAAAGTAAATGATAAGGTAGGTTTAACTGAAGCTAATGAAATGCCTGACTTATCAAGTACTAATTACTTAGCAAATAGTCCTAGTGCTATAAGTGCAGCTGTTACTCTTGATGAAGAGATTGGTAAGCTCAGTAGAAATGAGAATGAACTGTGGTATGGTGTTAAGTTTGACTTAGCTAATAGTTCTAGTCCTGATGGTGTACGTACTGGTAATATGGAAATGCACAGAACACTTCCTATCCAGAGTAAGATGAGAGGGTGTACTATCAGCAATACGGATAATGTTAAGAAATACGTAAAAGCAAACGACTGGACTAAGTGGGAAGATGGTACTGCCTCATTTCAAGATAGTAGTGAGGTTGGTGTAGAAGCTTTTGTAGAAATTCCAGAACATTATAGATTACTTATAGCTACTCCAGATAATACAGTTGAAATCCGTATGAGTGAATACAATCTTCCTGGTTACACTAAAGTAGAGAAGAAATATATCGGTGCATACGAGGGAAGTGTAAATCTAGATAGTTCAAGTCATAATAATTTATTAAGAACTCAAGTTCGTAATACTGCTCCTATAGTAAGCAAAACTAGAACAGAATTCCAGACTATGGCTAGAAATAACAATAGAACTAACAACTGGAATATCTATACTTATGATGCTCACAGAGATCTCACTTGGTTATTCGTAGTAGAATATGCTACATTGAATAGCCAGAAAGCATTTAATGCTAATTTAACTGCAGAAGGTTATCATCAAGGTGGTTTAGGTAAAGGTGTAACTACAGGAGCTGTAAAGGTAAATGGTGCTGATACATGGTCATTTGTACCCTGTGGTACTACTAATTCGTTAGGTAATGGTACTGGTATAATTGAATATACTCATACTAACACTAATGCAGAAGGCGCATCTACTGGTACTAAGGTAGTTAATGTTCCTAGATACCGTGGTATTGAGAATCCATTTGGTAATGTATGGAAGAATGTAATTGATGTAGTAGTTGCTGGTACTGATAATAGTGTATACATCTGCAAAGATTATACTAAGTTTAGTACATTTGAAGGAGGAACTAATCCTACTGCAGAGCAATTAATTGCAGCAGGTTATGAATTACAAGACTTTAAAGAAAGTACAATTACTAGTCAATATGTAAAAAAACTCGTTAATAATAATTAGGCAGATCTATTCTCAACTGTAGTAGGAAATGGAGCTGGTGCTACAACTTATTATTGTGATTGTCACTGGACTAGTGCTATAGCTACACTTAGAACTCTTCTAGTCGGCGGTAACTCGGACATTGGGTCTCATGCGGGTTTGTTCGCTTTGTTTTCTATCAGTGGGTTGGACTATTCCTATGCTGATGTCGGGACTCGAATTACCTTCTATGGTGAACCGGCATTGCCAGCTGCTCCAGCTACATTAGAGTTAAATGATGAGGATTATGAACAATTGGATTCTATAGAATCTGAAGAAAACTGGTTTTAATTAACCAACAAAAGGTTGCAGTCGTGAGTAAATCAGCAGTAACTCAGACAATGAGTCTAATGCAGGTTTGTTCAATTTGAATTCTAACAATGAGTTAGACAATTCCAATGCTAATGTCAGGACACTGAAATACGTAAAAAATTATAACTGACAAAAAATCAAGGGCTGAACCTTACCTCTTGGTAAAATATGACATGCTTCTTAAGTGCATTAGTAGCGAAAGCGAAGATGCACGAAGGTATTTCAGAAAATATTATTTATGAAGAGATATAATAATTTATTCGATAAGATTGTTAGCTTAGACAATTTATATTTAGCAGATAAGAAAGCTAGAAGAAATAAATCTAATAGAAAAGATATCAAAGAGTTTGACTAGAATAAAGAAGAATCACTTAAAAAATTATAGCAGGATTTAATTAACGGTACATATAAAACTTCTGAATATAATACATTTATAATTAGAGAACCTAAAGAAAGATTAATATTCAGATTACCTTATTATCCAGATAGAATAGTACATCATGCTGTAATGAATATAATGGAACCTATATGGGTATCTATCTTTATTAAAGACACTTATAGCTGTATTAAACACAGAGGTATTCATGAAGCATTACATAATGTTAAAGAAGCTTTAAAAGATGTAGATAACACTACTTATTGTCTTAAGTTAGATATTAGAAAGTTCTATCCTAGTATAAATCATGAAGTATTAAAAAGTATAATAAGAAAGAAGATAAAAGATTAGAAGTTATTACAGCTATTAGATGAAATAATAGATTCAGCAGAAGGTGTACCTATTGGTAATTACTTATCTTAGTTCTTTGCTAATCTATATCTTACTTACTTTGACCATTGGCTTAAAGAAGATAAATAGGTCAAATATTATTTCAGATATGCAGATGATATAGTAATATTGCATAATAATAAAGAATACCTATGGAGTTTATTTGAAGAAATGAAGTAGTATATAGCTACTTTAAAATTATCTTTTAAAGATAACTATCAGGTATTTAAGGTGGAAGATAGAGGAATATCATTTGTAGGTTATGTAATAAGGCATGACTATACTTTAGTAAGAAAGAATATTAAGCGTAGTATGTGCAAGAAAGCTGCTAGATTAGGTAGAAAGAAACACATTACAGTAGAAGATTACAAACAAGAAATGTGTAGTCATATAGGTTGGCTTAAACATTGTAATGGTATCAACTTATTAAAGAAGATATTACGCTATAAAGAGCTATTAGTTTATGCAAGAAGATTTTCAAAATAGAAACTTTAAATAAACCTTATCGTTATATAGTTATAATCTCAAACGGAATTTCGAGCCCTCTCAGATTTTACTCCCCTTTTAATCTGTTAGGGCTTATTTGATTTTTATTATCAGCTATTATCAGCTATTATCTATGAATTACCAACAATTAGGAGAACATACTATGTCAATATTTAAGAACATGTTCAGTAGTGCGGATAAATGCGTAGCTTCTGTTATAACTGGGCTACTTTCTATGTTCGCGCCTGTATGGGTTCCTATCACTGCTGTCGGTATATTGATACTACTTGATGCTATCTATGGTTATAAAGTCTCTAAAAAATATGGGCATCCTAAGATTGAATCACATAAAGCATGGAAAACTATATGGAAGACTAGAGATGCAGCAGTAGCAATAACTAGTGCATCAATAATAGATTAGCTGGTAGTAACCTCTATTAACCTACACGCTGTAGAAGTAGTAGCAGGAATGATAGCCTTGGTTGAGTTTTGGTCGTTACTAGAGTCATTTAGCGACTTATATCCTAAATGGAAAATATGGAAAATCCTCAAGAAGGTTATAAAAGCAAAAGGAGAGAAATATTTAGATATATCATTAGATAAAGAATTACCAGATGATTCCAATACTGAATTAGTTAGTTAATTGGTTTACAAGGAATTTCAGAGCAGTCGCAGTAGGTTTAGTTAGTTTACTTATTGCGACTGTTTTTGTTTAGAACCATTAGCTACAAAAGAAGAATAAAGAGATTGACAGAATAACTAACAATGTTAGAGCTTACGAGCAATTAGCATCCTAGAAAGAATAGTTAAACAGAGTACTATAGCTTACTATAGAAGAACTAAATACTAGTAATGATAGTTTATTAAAAGAAGCTAAGGATGCTTAGAAAAAGCTTAAAATCAAAGACAAGAACCTAACTAATATAAATGTAATCAATACCGAGATTAAAGATTCAGTTAGAACTATTATAAAACATAAGCTAATAGATTTCGACGAAGAACTTAAAATTAATCCATTAACAACTATCATAGTTAGTAGGAAGGACTCAATCCTTAAAGCCACATTAGATATTAAGAATCAATAGATTCTGTTTGTAGAAGAGAAGAAAGAATACAAGAATAAGTACCGTAACGGCTTTATTAGGTTCTTGCACTTTGATTGGAAACGTATACGTACCAAAAAATATCAGATAGTTAACAGTAACCCAATAATTAAGGTAACTGATACTCGTATAATAGAGTTACCGAAATGATAATCAATATATTCAATAATATTAATCAATAATAATATGCATAGAATATTTCGTGTAAAGGCTTACGAAGCAGAACACGGTCCTCACTTCAATGAGGAACATGCCCGTAAAGCTGTAAGTAAAATGGAAAATGAGGATGGTACTCGTGGACCGCATTGGTCTGTAGAAGAAACTACCGCATTAGCTAGTCAGTACGGAATAAATCTGGGTAGCAGATTTAACCGTTATGATTGGTTCGTAGCACTTAACATGGTTTATTCTGATTACTATAAAGTAATTATAAGTATGACTAATTCTAATAGCACTAAGCATTTTGTTGAATTGGCAAAGGCTTGGATCAATGATAAAGACATTGATGAAGGTAAGATGTGGTACTACTATATTTACGTTATGTGTGATAAGATCAGACAAGCTGAAATGGAATGCTATGAGGAAGAAGTTGAAAAGCGTGATAAATACGAAGATGACGATGATGACGAGTTTGAACGCATAGGCTTATTCCGTAGAGGTGGCAGAAGAGGTGGCATGATGCGTGGTGGTCGTAGAGTATATTCTACTAGCAGAGCTAGAGATTATGACGATGATTACGAACACATGCTCGAAAGAGAAAAAGAGTATGAACCTTACTCAGAATATGGACGTGGCAAAGCAGTTCGCTACGTTAGATATTAATAAAAATCAATTTTTAAATTAAATCAATTATGTTAGAAGATAGAATTATTGTGCAGGATCGTGGTATTGATGCTGGTCTTGCTGCTTTAATGCAAAACGCTAATAAAGGTATGGATCCGGCTGCTTTGATGGCTATGATGAACAACGGTGGTTTCGGTGGAAACGGCGGTTGGTGGTGGATTTGGATTATTTTGATCTTCTTCTGCTGGGGTGGTTTTGGTGGTAACGGTTTCGGTCGTGGAGGTAATGACGCAAGTCGTTTAGCTTCTCAGCTGAATAATGACGCTAACACCAACCTGTTAATGCAAGCTATTAATGGCAATAAGGAAGCTATAAGCTCACTGTCTAATACTTTGAATTGTGATATTAATGCTGTTCAGACAGCTCTTAATACTATCAATTCTGGTGTAAGTCAGATTTCTTGTGATACTAAATTGTCTAGCTGTGAAGTAATCAATGCTATTACTTCAGGTAATGCATCTCTTGCTTCTGAGTTAGCTAATTGCTGTTGCACTACTCAGAGATCTATTGATGCTGTAAATAACAATATTACTAAGATGGGTTATGAAAACCAGCTGTCTGTATGCAATCAGACTAACAACTTAGTTAATACTATGAACAGCAATACTTTAGCTCTTCGCGATAGTGGTACAGCTAATACTCAATCTATAATTGCTAAGTTAGATGCTATGCAGAATCAGGCTTTGCTTGATAAGATTGATAGTTTACGTGAGAGAAACTCTACACTGCTTACTCAGTTAAGTCAGGAACACCAAACGGCTACTTTCGGTAATATGATTAGCTCTGCTACTGCTCCGATTGTAACTAAGTTGAATTCTTTACAATCAGATGTAGATGGTATTAAATGCAAATTACCTAATACAGTAAGCGTTCCTTATCCGCAATTGTCATGCTATAATCCTGAAATATTTAGAGCTGCTGCTATGGGAGCTTATGCTGGTGATGCAGCCTTTAATGGAGTAGGTTATAACAATGGTTGTGGTTGTGGTTGCTAATAAAGAAAGGAGGTAATTATGTATCCTTTCTATAATGTACAACCGTTATTCCTATTTTGGGGTCCATTTTTATTTGGAAGGCGTCGTAGAAGATTAAATACTATATCTGGAATTCCAGTACTTAAAACTACTGGGGTAGTAGCTACTTCTACTGAAGTAAGATATGACGTTAATTATCAAGAGTATAGAAGTTTACCAAACGAAGGATTGTTCTTTCTGGATGTAAGACAGTCTTCTGCTGAAGCTAGCGCTTCATTACCAGTAGGTTTATCAGATGGTAACAGTGAAAATAATAATCAATCTATGCTTCGCAACGCTCTACAAGAAGATGTACAAGCAGGTGACCTACAACTAAACTTTAGATATTTAATATATTATAATAAATGTAATAATGTCTATTAGTTAGTGAATGCTTATCCTGCAAATATAACCGCACCAGGTGCGTAATAATAAACAAAAGGGCTCTTAATTGAGCCCTTATAAAACTAACTTATTATGTTATTCAATCAATTAAATATAGGTGACAAGGTATATATAATAGAAGTAGTTGGTACATTCAAGAAAACTACTGAGTATAATGAGGGTTCTGTTACTCAAGTAAGTTCAATATATGATGAGCCACTACCACCAGGATAGTTCCCTATGCCTAATCAACCCAGAAAGAAAGTAGTAGATATAACTATATAGTGTAATGGAGAGACTAAGAAGTTTACTATACCTGAGAATAAATCAGTTATAACAGATAATTCTATAGGTCTTACTATATCTACTGATAAACAAGAAATTATAAATATAGTACGTAATCAATACGATACATATAAACAAAGAAAAGAAGCCATAGCTAAATGCGATGAAGAAATGGCTAAGTGCCAAGTATTATTAGATAAGCTGGGAGTAGATAATGAACCAGCTAGAGAGAATGATAAAATATTAGAACTATAGAAAGAAGTTAGTGAGTTGAAGAATATAATAAGGAAAGCTAATTAGATGGTTCCACCACCTATGAAGGAAATGCTCCCTTAGGATATGAAGAATGCTATGGATAAGGTTGGTCAATAAGATCAACCTTTTTTATTTTAAGCCCTTTTAAGACCGCTATTACTTGAATTAAAGGATTGTATTACTAATAATAGAAAGTGCCTATAACAGCCTTAAAATGCGTTATATGGCTTATAACGTTATTAAAACATAATATATTATGACACTCAATTAGCTTGTAGATAACATTCTACTTATTGCTCGTAATAATAATATTGCAGAGTCTGAGCATTTAAGTAGAATACAAATTGAAAAGTGGATCATAGGTTATAGGGCTATGTTGATAAAATAGTAGATCGATAAAGGGCACGACGTAAGCGAAGCTTATCTTACTACTATAGAACCTATCCGTTTAGATCGTGAAGAAACTGTACCAGGTTACTTTACTTATGTGGGAGATAAAGAACTCCCTAAGTTAATAGACTTTAACTATAGACCTGGAGTAATAAATGTACGTGATATGTTTGGTAATATAATTTAGATAGGTAGCCGTACTAAAGCTAAATTATAGAAGTATAGAAAAGCTACGTGTAAAGATTACATTGCGTGGGTTAAGAATAATAGAATATACGTAGATGGTGATTCTAATCAGCTAGAGTATATCAGTGTAGATGTAATAGCTGAAGACCCTACAGAGCTTAATGCTTGCTTTGATCCAGACAACGAGTTTCCTATACCGTCTGCAATGATACCAACTATTACATAGATGATATTAGAGAGAGAATTACGTTTTATGATTACTATGCCTAGTGATGATACCAATGATGCGCATGATGATACATAGAACAGAGTTAGTAATAAATAATTGATATATGAAATATTAGAGAAAGAGTTATACTACTACTGATTTCTATGAAAGCTATAAATAGTACATAGAACCTAATACTCCATACGATATTGACTTATAGACATATAAAAATATCATTAATGACTATTTTTAGTACATTAGAGATGAGGTGATGTACAGTTGTAAAGAGTTCAAGTTTCCATGTAGATTAGGTACTTTACAAATCATTAAACATTAGCCAAAAGAATTCACAGGCAAGAGTCTTAGATGGGACTGGAAAGCTACAAAAGAAACCGGTAAGCCTGTATACCTACTTAATGACCATAGTAATTATTATAAGTATAGATTCTTTTGGTCAAAGAAAGACAGTTTGCTTACTAATAAAACTAAGTATTAGTTTATAGCTTCAAGAGATAACAAGAGAAATTTAGCTCAAATAATATTCAACAAAACAAAAGATTACCCAGAATTATGATAAATAATCGTATGATTAGTTCAGCTTCTGTAGTAGCTAAAGTAATAGCAGATCTCGATTTAAGAGAAGATGAGATACGTATTACAGATATTCGGGAGTGGATTATGGAATCCATACTCAAGATTGGAGCTATATAGTAGTTTGAGCATAAAGTAGAAATACTTCCAATAGAATGTCACCAAGTATCATTGCCTTGTGATTTGTATAAATTAGATTAGGTAGCATACTCATACTGCTGTAATGGTGGTTGGTTACCTATGAGAAAAGCAACATCCAGTTTTGGTGTATCTCACGATAATCAATGCTGTAGTAAAGCTTGTATGTTGATACAGGATGCAGCTATGTTTCCATTGGTTAAGAATATGTTTAATCTTACTAATGATAGAGAAGCATTAGACAAGTTAAATGAGGATAATAACCTTAGAGAAACATTAAGTGCATTAATAAACTAGAATACTGTGCCTACAGCAAACGGTAGATATCTAGGTAATAGAATAGGTCACAAAGATGGTACTATGTATAGTTACGATTTATAGTATATGACTAAACCTGGTTATATAATGACTAATGTACCTAGAGGATATATTAAGGTATCTTATTATGCTATATATACTGATGAAGATAGTATGCCCATGATACCAGATCTAGAGTCTTATAAGGAAGCAATATACTGGTATGTTACTATGAAGTTAATGTATCCTAAAAAGTTAAAAGGTCAAATAAGTCAGGGAGATTATTATGATATACGTAATTCTTATAACTTCTATCGTAAGCAAGCATATGCTGAAGCTATGATGCCTACTGTAGATGATTTAGAGAATGTAAAGAATACCTGGCACAAACTATACCCAGAGATGAATGATCACGATACTTTCTTCAGTACTAGTGGCGAAGAACAGATATTATATAACCAAGATAGCGCATTAAGATTGATATGATAAGTAATACTGCACAAGTCAATACATTTACGGGTGGTCTTAATATGGACTAGGACGTAAATTTGATACCGGATACTCAGTATAGATATGCTGAGGATGTTCGTGTTATCACTAATGATGGAGGAACTACAGGAGTATTACAAAGTATAGAGAATCCTAGAAGATACGATACTATTATACCTAAAGATGAGACAATAATAGGTACTACTACTATAAATGATATTGCAGTAGTAATAACTAAAACATCTGATAACATTAATAAGATATACAGATTAATGGGGTTTGATACTAATATGCCTCAAATCAAATTAGTATGTAAAGGAGCTTTAGGATTATGTGAAGATTTATCTAAAAATCCCACACTAAGTATTGTAGGTAACTATGAATCAGATACTAACATAAAGATATACTTTACTGATGGAAACAGTCCTATTAAGATTGTTAACATAATGAGTAATAAGTATATAGATAATTCTAATCTTATAGATGAGAATGGTAACATAATCAATCCTGGTTCATTAGAAATAACTCCAGTAGTAAGTTTATTGCCGTTTAAATTCCGTTGGTTATCTGAAGGTAACCTTAAAGCTGGAATGGTAACATATTGTTATCAATTATTCAATGTGCATGGTACTGAAACAGTTACTTCTCCAATGAGTGAGCTAATTCACTTAACAAATAGTGTAACTAGCCAAGGTAGTTCTGAATATAAAGGTACTGGTTTAAATAAGTCATCAAATAAATCAGTAATGTTATCTACTGAATTATCTCTTTAGGATTTCAATAAGTTAAGAGTAATACGTCTATTTTATGAACAGAACAACTCTACTCCTATTATTAGTATAGTAGATGAAATAGATATTCCAGATGGTCAAACAGATATTCAGTATGTAGATTATGGTTCTACATTAAGCGATATATCTATAGATGAGTTTAATGCTATGACTGGTTATTAGTTTATAGCGTAGACTCTTGCTAAAATGCAAAATAGATTATTCGCTGCTAATGTAACAGAGAATACTTGGATACCAGAAGATGAAGATGGTAATGACTATGATGCTAGAGCATATAGAGCTAATTCAGAAGGAAGCATATAGTTATTATCTAGTTTAGATAGTAATAATATTCGTCTATCTATAACAGATGATGAGGCTATAAAACGTATTCCTATTACTCATGACTGTATAAATCCCTTTAATAACACAAAGTATACAAAGGATGCATCTAATTCCTAGAATGTATATATATACAATAAGGAAGGTGAATTAGGTGGTTATGGTATTAATATAGAATATTCATTCATAACTACAGATATAAATTTAAGTAATAAACAAGATAAGTTTAGATTAGATCAATCTTGTAGTATGGATGTATCTACTGTTAGAAACAATACTAGATATATCAATAGAGGTACAGACAAGATGCCTGAGATAGTACAACCTACTAAAGAACAGTAGAACAATTCATATATACCTAACTATGCTGATCCTTATATAGCTGCTAATTATAGAGGTTACCAAAGAGATGAGATATATAGATTTGGTATAATATTCTACAATGATAAATCGGTAGCTTCTCCTGTACTCTGGATAGGGGATATTAGAATGCCTCATGCTTCACAAATGCCTCCATTTAGATATGAAAATAATACTCTTATAGGTAATGCTTTAGGTGTAGAATTTAAAGTAAAGAAAATGCCTATAGGCGCAGTAAGTTACGAAATAGTTCGTTGTGATAGAGCTGAGCGTGATAGAACTGTGATTATGCAAACTGTAGGTAGTTACGTATATGAGTATAGAATTCAAGAACAGGATAAATATGTGGGATAGGGATCTGAATTAGATAGTAGTTTGGAGATGAGACCTACTCCTTTCTTCTGTAGTTTGATTGGTGAACAATTAGCAATATCAACAGGTACAGCGGAAGATATCGGTAACTTCTCTCTTACTATGAGAGTAAATGATTATATACGTTTAGTATCTCCAGAAATATGTGTACAGGGTGATGATGCAACTAAACTGTTTGAAGGAAGTGTATACTTAGATGGTATAGGCTCATACTATTCTCCATTTGTAGGTGGTAAAGTAAATGATAGCAAGTTTGATGATTTTAAAGATAACTATGTAAATGGTAATACTATTGGTAATAGTGTAAGTCGTAGTATATTTGCTGCGGCGGATTACGTTACTCAGATAGACGGTAGAGTATTGCAGCAAGATACTGTGCCATATGTAGGTTATGGTAGCAGATGGGGTCTTAATGTATTAGCTGTAGGATTCCCTTATCAAGATAGTAGAGGTAATAAGGTATACCGTGGAGCATCAATAGCTAAATATTTCGTTCCAACATTTGGGCAATCTCAATCTACATCATATATTGAAGATGCTAAATATCCGCCTAACATAGACTATAACATGTATGGGGCTCCAGATGTAGTGGCTAAAAGAATAAATGTTGGTAATAGAACTTATACTAATTACTCTATGTCCGATTTTATTCATAATGATAATCAATCATTACAAGGCCCAGCTGGTCCGTGTATTATAGCCCATGTACCAGAATTATAGAATGTATTCTCTGGATTTAATAGCGTACCTACTAGTAAATATCCAGAACTTCATCCTTTTGATTCTACTAATGCTATTCCTGTATTTAATGTTAAACGTGATGGTAATTCTATATATGGTGGTAATACATTCTCATCTAGACAGAATTCTGTATACATAAGTATAGCAGCGCACGACAGCAAGTATGTATTCGGAGGAGATACTTATCTAAGCTTATTAGATTATCCTAATACCATGCTATTCCAATTACCTGATGCTAAAGAATGGGATGGAATGAAGAATTATATAGGAGCTTATATACCATTTGAAAGTTCTATTAATATGAATTTATTCCACGGAGATCAGATTCATAGAACAGTAACTAGTTCAAATTTTGCAGACTCTTGGTTACAGTTAGAGCCTACTTAGATGTAGGATATACACGTACAAAGTCTTCCTTACTTTGTATATAATTCTGTTTACTCTGCATAGAATACTGGTAAATTGTATGTACCTAATTCTATGTATGCTGATAAAGACGTAAGGTATACTAATAGAATATTAACTTCATAGGCTAAGACTAATAATGAAGTAATAGATTAGTGGTCTAAATTCAAAGTAGCTGATTACTTAGATGTAGATAATCAGTGGGGAGACATAACCAATCTAAAAGTATTCAAAGATAGACTGTTCTATTTCCAAGATACTGGAGTAGGAGTAGCTTCTGTCAATGAAAGGTCACTTATTACTGATGATAATGTAAATCAGTTAGTATTAGGTACTGGTGGTATATTAAGTAGATTCGACTATGTAACTACTACTAATGGTTCGTCTATTAAGAATGATAAGAGTATAATTAATTCAGATAATGTGCTTTATTGGTACGATTATGATAAGAACGAAATATGTTCTTATACAGGTCAAGTAAGTTAGTTATCTAAAGAAAAGCAGGTACAATCTTACTTTAATAAAAACATTAAAGAAGATAGGGCTAAAGCTATGTCCTTATTTGATAAGAAGTATAATGAGGTATGGTTTAATGTACTAAATAAACCACTAGTATTTAATGAGTAGTTAGGTAGATTTACATCTTTCTATACATTTAACCCTAAATGGTCGTTACCTATTTCTGATAGAGTAGTAGCAATAAAAGACAATGAATTGCATACTATACATGATACTGGAGTAATAGGGTTAACTCCTTTAGATAGAAAAGCTAAATTAGAAATAGTTATTAATAAGAATGCTCCTTATACTAAAGTATTTGATAATGTTAGATTACAAGGAGAGTTTAGAGATGGTAATCAAGAGTCTATTAAGGATGATATCATAGATTATATGAAATTCAGTACTAAACATCAAGAAGCTATTAGAGAACACACTGAAGAAGAACTTGATGAAGAAGGTAATGTTATTACTCCTGAACAACATATAATAACCGATTATAGAGAAGATACATTTAGATTCCCTATACCTAGAGCAGATAAGAATGAAGATGCGTTATCGTTACCTGCTAGGTTAAGAGGTAAGTATATGATATGCGATTATGAGTTAGATTCTGATATAGATCATACTTTTGAAATACCATAGATTACAACAACATACAGAAATTCATTAATTTAATATGAAAAGTAAAAAGAAAACAAAAGTACCAGCATATGCATTTGGAACTCAATTCAAAGAAATTGGGGGCAATATGCTTGAAAATGCTCCTGATATATTAAATACTTTAACTACTCCTTTTTAGAAATCTAACGCTACTACAGGGGGGCAAGCTGCTGCACAATCTGTAAGTGACATAGCCAGTGGTGCAGCTACTGGTTTCCAAGTTGCTGGTCCAATTGGTGCTGCAGTAGGAGCAGGTATAGGGCTAATAGGTAGATCCGGTGAAGAGGCTAGAATGACTTCTTTTACTGATTATGATGAAGGTAGTCTTGGTAGTGGTCTAATTGGAGCATTCGGTAATAGAAAACTTCGTAGGAAAAGAGCAGCAATTAAGAAGAATGCTTATAGCAATAGAGCTGCTGTGCAAGGTACTAATTACCTGCAAAGTGAAGTGTATGATGATATGATTGGTATGAATACAGATACTATGGCTAATGGAGGTATATCCTCTTCTCTAGCATATGTAGATGATGGTGAATTGATATAGACTCCAGATGGAAGTATAAGCAAAGTACCAGAGAATAATAAACCTACTGATAGTAATTTAGTTAGTTTACCTGAAGGCAGTAGAGTACTAAGTGATAAACTTAAAGTACCTGGTAGAAAAGAAACATTTGCACAACTTGGTGAGAAAATGATGGCAAAGAAAAAAAGTAAATATAATGACAGATTTGCAGAGAATGCAACAAAACTAAATGAAATGAATAACAATATGATTCATGATTAGTTATTTGCTATGCAGGAATCTGTTAAACAAAGTAAAGGTATTAAACCTAAGACTAAGTAGATACAAGCAGCTGCTTTAGGTGATGAGATTAAACCTGGTTTAGGAGATAGAATAGTAGATGCTATCTATAATCCTAATCGTAAATGGGGGGCTGGAGTACAGTGGGGAACTGGTAATAATCAATGGTATCATGTACCAGTTAATCCTAATAATACACAACCTACATCGACTACAGCTTCTACTTCTACGAATACAGGATTAATTGATGAAGGTAAACCAGAGTTACCGTTTACTTGGTATGGTACAGTTAACCCGTTAAAACCAAAACATCCAGAACTATTAACTGCTACTAATGATGAAATGGCAGGTTTAGGAGATGCTCTTACTTCTCAAGCAGATAAGGTTACCACTTTACCTAAAAGCAATGCTTATAACAAACCTGAGCCTGAAAATAATAAATTTGATTGGGGTTCTGCTTTGTCAGGGATAGCTTCTTTAACTCCTATTATGTCTAATCTATTTACTGGTAGACCTGAAACAGTTGATACAGTATATAATCCTTATGCTACTAGTATTAGTAATACGATGCGTAGACGTAGATATGATATTAGTCCTGCTATTGAAGATTTAAACCGTAATAGAGCTACTAGTAATTATAATGCTAGTCAGATTAATACTAATACAGGAGCTAACTTAGCTTATAGATTACAGTCAGCTGTTAATACTGACAGAGCTATAGCTAGTTTAAGATCTCAAGAAAGTAATGCCAATAACCAATACTTAGGCGATTATGCTAATACTATGAATAGTTTAGGACAGCAATGGGTTAATGCTACAAATATAGCTAACGAGGCCAATGCTCAAAACAGAGCTACTACTAGAAACATACGTAGAGCTGGTTTAAGTCAGTTAAGTCAATGGGCTCAGAATAGAGAATTGATGCGTAATCAGAAAGCTAGAGATATGGAAATGTGGCCTCTATATCAAAGATTCTTACAAGCTGGTTTTACTGAGGATGATCTCAGAGCTATGATGAATTCTAACCGTAATACAATAAGTAGAAAAGGAGGTAAATAATGCAAGCTAATAGATATGATAGAGCTGCAGAAGCTCCTATAATGAATACCTATGTACCAATTAATTTTGGTGAATTGTATAGAATAGGTTAGGCACAAAGACAAGCTGTTGAACAAGCTGCTAATGAATTTACTAATACCGTTAGTAAGTTTGGAGAATTTCAATCTCCTTCTGCTGTAGATACTTAGAGATACTATGAGAACTCTTTAGGAAAGATAAGAGATTTAATAGATGAAGCTGCTACTAATCCAGATGCTATGAAAGATGCTAACTTTAGAGCTAGATTAAATTCTCGTATTGCTAATCTTGATTATGCTACTCTTAGTAATTTAAAGCAAAGTAGAGAAGGAATGCTAGCAAGACAAAAGGCTAATTAGGAATTAATGATAAAAGGAATGTATAATCCTCTTTGGCATGATGTGGATTTCACTAACTATAACACAGTAGATAGTGGAATATTTAATGACGTAGCTCCTTTAGCTTATAAATCTGAAGTAGACTTAGTGAGACCATATGTAGATAATCTGAAAGCTAGTTTCATGGGAGTTAAAGATGGATGGATTCATCAAGGAGTTTCTACTGATAGAACAGATTATGAAATACAAAGAAACTTATCTAGTATATAGAATACTCCAGAATATCAAAAGCATTTAGAAGTATTACAAAGACAAGGTTTTAGTAGACAGGATGCTGAAGAGCAACTTAATAGAACACTTATTACAGCAGGTAGAGAATTTGCTTATGACCAAGCAGAACGTGATCCAATGGCTGTAGCATTAGCTAGAAGAGCAGGCGCAGGAAGTCAACAGAATCGTTTACTTAATCTAACTGACCAATTAGAGTTAACAGCAAGAGATACTTTTGCTTCAGCTTTAAAAGATGCACCTACAGTTCAAGATGCTAGAAAGAAACTCAATGATATGTTTACTCTTAGTGCTAAAACTAATAACAGTTTAAATAGTGCAATTAACGATGTTATTGGAACTTTAAGTAGTGGTATAGGTGCTGAGGCAAACGAAGTATTAACTGCTCAAGGAACTCAGACGGGTAAGATGACTTCTCAAGGTTGGAGAGTAGGTAATTCTTCTTCTGAGTTCTTACTTAGAAAACGTCTTGCTGAGAATTTAATGGATAGAAAGATTGGTAGTAGTAGTAAGTTACAAGATGATTTTGAAAAGGGGCAGTTTAAGAATTTCTTAGTAGCTGGAACTCCGAATATTACTACAGATGGTTCAAACATATTCCATAATAAATACATTTTTATTCCTAAATCAGAAATAGATAAAGGTAAATATACAGCTAGAGATCTAGCAGAAGTACAAGGAGATTGGGTAAATCTCGACGAAGATCAGGTAAGAGTAACTGAATCTACAAATGATTATGGTGAAACTAGAACTTCGATTAATACCGCTCTTAAACAAGGCACTTATTTAAGAATTCCAGTAAGTACAGTTGTACCCAGACGCGGTTTAGAAGCAGTTGAGAATGATGCGTTACATGCTAAGAGTAGAAACATAGGACAAGACATTAGAGATGTAATGCAAGCTCAATCTGAAAGTAACAGACTATTTTAATATAATATTATGAGTAGACAATAGAACTATACTCTAGGTAAAAATACAGATAATAATATCGCTAGTGAATACCCTAATTATACCTTACAAGGTGATTATGGGTATTCATACGATTCTAGATCAGATTATTACCAAAGAAGATTAGAAGATAGAGAGAACGATATAAACTACGATAATAAAACTACTAATGAAGATTCTACAAAAGATAGTAAAAGTAGAATATCTAATTGGTGGACATCTAGAAGTATGCCTGAATTACTTCAGTCTAGTGAAGACGCAGATGATAAGGATAAGAATATCACTGTCCTAGACTATATGTACGATGAAGCTGAGAAGTCTGGAGACATAAAAGCTTTAGATGTATATCGTAGTTTTATGGAAAAGAAGGATCAATCTAAATTAAGTAGATTATAGAATGAAGTTAGAGAGGGTGAAGCTAACTATTTAAATTCTATTAATCTAGCTAAAGATTATCTTACAAGTAAACAAGAATTAATTGATTTACAAAGATAGATTGATTCTGCAACAGATTGGACACCTACGCAAATTCAATCAGCTCAGAATAGAATAATTGAACTAGAAGATAATATTAAGAATATAGAAAATGGTGTAAACCAATTAGATTAGAACGGTAACATCATATATCATCAACCTGGTTTAAAAGAGCTAGCTAGAACTAACCCGTATTTACAGGATATATTCTATGAGACTAGACCTGGTAAATTATTCAGTACTGATAAATTTGGTTCTGTAACAGACTTATGGAAATACTATAGTTTCGACTGGCTAGCAGAAGATTATATTGGTGATCTTAATCCTGGTAATAACTTTAAGCATTTACTAGCTAATGACGGTATAAACGATGCAATCTTTGGGAGAACTCATCAACTATCTCCAGATCAAATAGAATATATGTGGAGTAGTAAAAACCAAGGCAGCAATTTAGCAAAGCAGATTGAACAGCTTAATAATGCTGAAAAGGTTGTAAGTTCTCGTTTAGCTGATAAAAATCAGCAAATACAAAGTATGATACATACTTTAAAGCATGGTAATTGGTTATACAATCCAAGTAAGATATCTACTGAATTCAGAGAAAGACAAGAGAATAATCAAATATCTGCATTTAATCCAGAATCTTGGATTTATGCATTACCAGAGTTAGGTACTAGTTATTCTGAATTTGGGGCTATGTTAGGACAATTTGGCACTAGTATGGCCGCTAAATGGGCATCTAAAGCTGCTATGGCAGCAGGTTCTGGTGGTACCGCTCCTTTGTTAATAGGCGCAGCAGAATTAGCCACACAAGCTGCGATTACTAATTATACTCGTAATTCAGAAACTCAAGCTGAAGTATTTGATTCATTTAAGTAGAGAGTATTAGAAGGCGCAGATTAGATGAGAATTAATTTGCCTAGTGTAATACAATCTGCCGATGAGTAGCTAAAAGCCAGAGGATTTGATACTTCTGAAATGACAGATTATGAAGTATTAGAAAACGCTTTATCACAGAATATAATTACTCCCGACGCTAATTTTAATTAGCTAGTAAATGATTCTCAAAAAGGTCTAGATGTAGTTAGATAGACTAATCAAGCTTTAATGTTATCTGACTTAGCTCAAGGTATGTTTATGTTTGGTGGTTCATATATGAAGAACTACTTTGGTTTACAGAAAGCTGCTAAAAGAGCTGTAGGCAATCGTGGTATAACATCTAGATTAGAGACTGCTGCAACTGACAGATTACGTAAAGATAATTTATATGTAGCAGCTGATGGTATTATAGATCGTACTATTGCTAGAGCTGTAGATAAAGCGTGGAAAACTCCTGGAGGTAAAACTAGAGCATACAATGCTATAAGTAATCTTACCAATATTGGTAAGAAACTAGGTGTTTCTTACTTCATGGAAAAGACTGAAGAAGGCCAACAGGGAGTAGTAAGTAATTACTATAGAACTGGTAAGTATGATAATGCTGGAGATTATAGTCTATTGTAGGGAGCTGCTAATGCATTAAAATTAGCAGGAGAAGCTCATATGGCATACTATGGTATTCACCCTGATGAGAATCTAAATGGTGATGCTGATTTACGTAAATCTATGGATATAGGTGGATTTACTGGATTATTTATGTCTGGAGTATTTAGTTCACCGGATGTATATAGTGCTACTGCTCAATACCTTACAGATAGTAATCTGAGAGGTTATATTGCTGACGGATATGGTAATGCTGAAAAGCAGAATAAGGTAGAGCAGTTCATGAATGCCGCTAGTTCTGATGGAAGAAAAGGTTATTCTAGAATAATCAATAATTTAGAAACTCTTAAGGATAAATTTAAACCTGAAGGTGTTACTAATGAAATGATTGATGAAGACATAAGATTAGTAAATAACATAGAAAGATTATCTAATAATAAGTCTTTACGTAATATAACTGATGAACTAGGGATAAACAATGACGACTTTATATCTGTAGTAAAAAATGCTGTATATATTCAAGATAGGTTAAAGGATGCTAGTGAAGCATCTGAAGCTTCTACTAGAGAAATAGAAAGTGTTATTCAGAAAATAAGAGAAGATGCTGATTTAAAAGAAGAAATAAAGCAGCATTATTCTGATTATTTAGCTCGCTATGATAAAAAACGTAGTGATAGAAGAAGACAGATAGTTAATGATTTACCTGCATCTGATATTACTTCTAGAAGTAAAAAGGAATTATCCGAATACGTAGACCAATTACTGGGTGAAAGAAATGTACTGTCTGAAGAAGAGTATGCTAATGAATTCATGGGCAGAATGGTTGCTGTTCAAGATTACAATGACTTACTTACTCTTAGAGATGAACTTAATTCAAGAAAACAGGATTTACAAAGACTAAAAGAGGATAAGAATTTAGATGTAAATGTAGATGGTATATCTGGTATTATAAAGTATGTAGAATCTCAAATAGAAGAACGTAAACCAGTTATACAGCGATTCTTAGGAGAAGAAGTAGGAGAACAGGTAATGGATCTTGGATTATCTGTTCCTTTTGCAGATCAATTATCTGTAGCTACCATAAGTAAGTATGTTAATGATGGGGCAAGAGCTGATTTATTCGCTCATGCTTTAGCATATACTACTGGAAAATATGTAGGTGATACTAGATTGTATAAACCTACTTATAATAATCTTACCGAAGAACAGCAGAAGCAAATACTTACTAATGAGATGTAGGCAGACAAGATAAACGGTAAGACTAGAACTTCTGATTAGATTATATAGGATTATGATAACTCTGTAAATGAAGAATGGAATAAAGATGATAAACTTGCTGACTAGGATTTAGTACAGCGTAAAAGAGCTATGTCTGTTATTCAGAAAGATTTACAGCGTAAAAAAGATCAAGAGCAAGTAAGTAGAGAGGAGATAGCTGAAGATACTGGTAATTTAGCAGATATAGAACAAGGAACTCCCAATACTGAAACAAAAGCTCCAGAGGTTGCTCCTATGGATGAAGTAGAGGAGGTTACTATACCAGATGTATAGATAGCTGAATAGGAAATAAGTAGTCTAGAAGATCAACTAAATATGTTAGAGGAAGCTATAGAAGGCTCTCCTTTACAAGATAGAGTAAGTGTAGATGAGGTGGAAGCTGATGTGGAAATGGATGGTGTTACTAATACTAATCAAGATATAGAAGATGAAGTATAGATGCAGAATCCAGCTGAAGAAGTTACATCAGTAGAACCTACAGATATTGCTGAAGAGGCAGAAGAATAGCAAACAGATGATTCTACTGCTGAAGAGTCTTAGGGACAACAGGAGGAAATAGACGATGCTCAATTTGCTCCTGCTGAGGAATCACTACAGGACGAGGAAGAAGGATCTGCAGAATAGCCTACAGTAACAGAAGTAGAAGATACTCCTGCAGCTTCAGATATTGCTCCTCAAGTAGAGAATCCGGTAAATATTACAGAAGTAGAAGACACTCCAAAATCTGATGAAATTTTTTATGATGCTTAGAACGATTAGCTAGTGTACATGCCTGATGGTAATCCTGAAAACGGAATACCTGTAAATGACCAAGATATATTAGAACAATCTGCATTTGAAGAATCATACGATTTTGATTCCAGATTGTAGGGCCCTTCTTCATATTATAATAGGTCTACTAATGGTTGGGTAGCTGCTAGAAAGAAATTCAGAAGATTACATATAGCTAATACTTTCTTCTTCCAGCCTAATACAGATGAAGTTATGCCTATTACTGTAGCTGGTAAATCTGTAAAGTTTGTAGGTAAAGATGGTGGTAAAGTTGATAGAAGACCAGGTAGAGAATTAGCTGATAATTTAGCTATTCCGGGATGGTTATCAACAGCTGATGATATATACTTTGTAGTTACATCCTTTAAACATGACATGTCATTTGATAGTGCTATAGATAATTTAGCTATTCACGTGATGATAGAGAAGGATGGTAAACTGTATAATGCATCTGTTAGAGCAATCAATTAGAGTCTGTATGACCGTATGAGAGATACGGAAATGACTTAGGGTGAAATAGATGAGTAGATATAGAAGTTAAGAGAATTGAGAGCTAAGATAATTAAGGCTTACGCTCCAGAATATTCTACTACTAAAACATTACCATTAACTGCTAGGAAGCATGTTAAACCTGTAGGAATAAGAATAAGTAACGGTCAGCTTGATAATCAAGTAGATGAGGCAGGATTACCAAAGTTTAGAAAGCTAACTGAAGTAAGTGATTTTGGTATAACAGAAGATGCTATTGCTATGTCTGAACAAATAACTAGTGGAGATATCCAGTTTGGATATGGTACGGGCCCATTTGGTGTTGATCCTTTCTCTATAGATGATATGTTTACTAGAGATAAGACTGAAACACAAGGTATAGGTTATGCTGGTAAAATATACTTTATACCTAAACCTGAGAATACTCCTTCTGGTACTGCTACATTGCCTATTATGTTATCTGAGGAATTGCATAGAATATCTGGAGTAAACAATCCAGAGCAGGTTAAATTAGCCTTCAATGCAGACGGCACTCAAAATGTAGATGAGCAAGGAAAGCCTGTCGCTCCTTCTACTGCTGAGTTAATATTTAATATTATTACTGGTCAAACATCAGTAAGAGGTTCTAATGCTAAGATAATTGATTCTTTCTTATTGTCTCTGTTAGCTAATAGCGGTTCCAATACATTTACTAATGGTTTAGAAGGAGTAGAAAGAATTAAATATAATTTCTTAGTAAGAAAGCAATTAGGTATATATACTGATGATAAAGGCAATAGATTCTTTGTTAACGGGTATTATAGTGAAGATGCTACTGTATATACTCAAGATGGTCCTAGAACTGAAAAGAGATTCAGTACGCAATTTACTAATTTAGCTACTTTAACAGATTTTGAAAAGAGGAGAATAGTATTCTAGATTTCATAGAATATACACTGGAATACTGATAAGGACGTATTAATGTCTGAATTCCCTCAAGAATTTATAGACTTATTGGTATCTATAGCTAATAGTTCTCCTAATCTAGTAAAAGACGAAAACAGTAGAATACCTATATTCTCTAAAGACTTAACATTTTCTTTAAAAGAAATAGGTTATACTTTTAAAGACGGTAAGGCTGTAAAGGTGTCTGATTCTCCTCTAGTAATTACATGGGCCATTAATAATGGAATATTAAAGACAGATTTAGGTGAACATGCATTTTATGCTCCATTTATATATGCAGATGATGCTACAATAAATAGAGAAGAATTATAGAAACAACAAGATAAACCTAAACCTACTGTTAATACTCAAGATAAAGTAATAGAAGATGTAAGCAAACCTTCTCAAGCTAAGACAGCTAGTGGTAAGAAAGTTGTAATTGCAGAAAGAGCTACTCCTGAGAATCTTGAGAAATATGGATTAAGTATACCAGATAATGGAATGAAAGAAAGTCAATACCTTAAATGGGGTATTGTTCTCAATCCTAAGACTGGTAAAAGAGAAGTTACTCTTACTCCAATTAAGTTCTTAGGTGGTCTTAAATCAACTATTAAAGGTAGAGGTAAGTTTAATGAAGATTCTGCTAAGAAATGGTTATTTGATAAATTAGATATAGATAGCGATCAGATATTAGTAACAGACCAAATGATTAAGTTTGGAGCTAATGAAGAGGCGTACGGTTTGTTCAGTGTAGTAATGGATGCACTTTCTAACGAATTAATACCTCGTATATCTTTATCTAGACAATCTGGTGCAGGTGTAGAATATCACGAAGCATTCCACTATGTAACTCAAATGCTATTGAGTGAACAATAGAGAACTAAGTTATATCAAGAATATTCTAAATCTAAAAGAAGTGCTAGAAATCTTACTCAAGATGAAGCAGAGGAAGCGCTTGCTGAAGAATTCCGTAATTACGCTAAGGATCAAAACGGTAAAGGTTTATTATATAATGTCATTAGAATCTTTAAGAAGATATATAATACCTTGTACTTCTGGAATTCTCACAGAAATATAATCAGAGCTTTTTTCAAGAGTATAAACGATGGTTAGTTTAAGGATTATAAAGCCTCTAAGCAAGCATTAGAAGATTTCTATAGCCGTAAACCAGAGGGTTTGTCTTACTATATACCAGGTTTATCAAAAGAGGAAGAAGCTAAATTACCTCATATAACTGATCCAGATGTATTCTATCATGCTATTAATTCTCTTACTAGTGGGGCATTATCTATATTTAATATTAGAACTATAGAGGATGTTCATAATCTTAATACTTCTTTGTTATTTGACAGATTACAGTAGAATATAGACTTTGGTTGGATATCTGACGAATATGTAGATATTGCTCAGGATATAGTAAATAACAAAGATATATTTACTAGATATGTTCGTAAGAAGATAGAACAATTAGGAATTAGAGAAGTAGAAAAAGTAGATAATGAGGAAGAGTCTAGATTAAAAGTAGAGACTGGTGAGCAATCTGAAAACAATTGGGATAAGAATCAAGGTGAAGTAAGTAAGAAAGATAACGTTAGCTTTAGAGCTAAACTGTTCTTCTACTCTATACCTAAGTATGAATACCAATTTGTTGAAGATGAAGAAACCGGCGCTATTACTAAAGAATTATTTCCTGTACATGATGTTATGTTCCAACTTCCTGTAACTGAAGATTTCAATTTTGTATGGAATCAGATTATGGAGAACTTATGGGATATAGATAAGTATCAGGATATAATAGATAGAAGTGCTAATTTAGGTAATACTATTCCTTTCTTTAAATCTTTATATGATATTCTTACTTCGGAAGAAGCACCTATATCTGACAATACTAAAACTTAGTTAGAGATAACTATAAAGAGTTCTAAAGTACAGTTAGACACTATTACTACTAAACATCCTAAAGTAAATACAAGAGGTAAGTCTGAAGATGAAATAGCTAGTGAAATACAATCTAGCTTAAGTAAATTTAATTGGGTTGTAGAAGATAGTGATAATTTACGTAAAGTAGGTAGACTTCCTGCTAGATGGTCAGGTATGTTCTTCGCATCTGATGCTATAGACAGAACAGATAGTGGTAGACCCTTCATTAAACCAGAGTTTGCTAAATTCTTAAAAGACAGAAGAGGTAAATTAAGTTCTACTTTTAAAATAGTAAGTGATAGAATAAAGAAAGGTAAACCAGTAGATGATACTAAGATATAGGAAATAAAGGACACTTTATTGGATGTATTTAATGCTTTATCTATTCCTATGGATAACTTAGCATTAGATTATATGCTTAATAACTTCTATATTGGAGCTACTGAATTTGATAAATTATATAATTTCTGGAAAGGCACTGGAGCTGGTAAAACAGAGAGATTTAATGAAGGTACTTTAGCTACTTTGATTAAATTAGCTGAAACTAAAGATATAGGTGTAAAATCTACATCAGGTGGTGGATACTCTAGAACTTTAGATAGAATGTTTACATTTGGTAGAAATTCTAATAGCTAGATAGCTGTGATGGCAATATCTTATGGTAAAGTACATCCTTCTCCTCAAGAATTTAGTGTTGTTGGAGCAGATGGTGCACTGATTTATCCTATTAGTGAGAATAACTACATGACAGATCAAATACGTAATATTAATCAAGATGCTAATGGTAAGAAACAATAGATATTAAGTACTCCATTCTCTGCACACAGTCTGATAGCTAATGCTAAGAATACCAAATTTAAATTGCATACTTTCTTAGCACTGAATATAGATGAATCTAGTAGAGATTATTTCGGCATTACTCCTGTTGAGGATTATATTGCTAAGCTTACTCTTACTTTTAACGATAGAATGATATTACCTACTATATCTGACAAAAAGACTTGGTATAGCATATCAGGTATCAAAATGGTAAAAGATATTCTTACTAGTAAATATATCGATATAGGAGACGCTAATTATGCAGCTATTATTGGAGAAGATTTAACAGCTGAAAATTCTACTTATGTAGGAGAAAGAAGATTTAGTCAAGGTACTCTTAATATATTCGCTAATTACTGGTTAGATGAGTTTAATGCTGTATGGGATTATTTCTAGAAAAAAGACTATATCGCGCAACATCCTACTTTAAGAGTAGACAATTACCACGGTAAGATTAAAAATGGTAAGATGGATCATACTGGAAATGGAGGTAGATTCAGATACTTTACTAGACTGAGACTTGGTGAAGATGTTTTAAATGTCAATCAAGAATTAGCAAGATTAGAACAATATGGTACTACAGAAGAGGTTCAGAAGTATTTAACAGATTTAAAAGTATTGTTGTTAGGTACATCTAAACCTAATTCTAAGGAAGTTATAGAACCTTCTGCTCCTATATTCTCTGCAATAAATCATTTGTTACTGCATGCTACTCAAAGAGAAATGCGAGCTCTTGTAAAGAGAGGTATACTTGGGTATTCAAATGGCGAATACGTTAATAAGTTAATACCTAGTAATATATTCGATTACTATAAATCAGAACTAGATAGTTCAATGTATACATCTGAAGAATCTGGTCTTAAGAATCAAGATATATTATTCTCTGTAATTGGTTCTCATGTAGCTAATTAGGCTATTTCTATCATGGAAGTAGAGAAGTGTTTTACAGGAGATCCTGCTTATTATAAGTGGAAGAAGTCTAAATTTAAGACCGAACAAGGAGATTCTATTGATGTTATAACTGGTAAAGATGTTGATAAGATTAAACGTTTGTCTTCTGTATTATCTACTGGTACTAATCTTAGAACTATCTGGGATAATCCGGCTGAGAATGATGCTAAAGTAACAGTAATGCATCTTGCTGATAATATGCTTGGTTCTGATTATTATGACGAATTAAAAAGTATATTCAGAAACTCTATTCTACGTGATTTATACAGCGAAGCTCATCCTAATTTAAGCGACAATGAAATTATAGAGGCTTTATCTACTAAACAGAAAGAAGATGCCTTCTATAATTCTCTTACTAAAAATTAGAAAGAGTTTGTAGATAGCTATACTAATGCTAGTGCTAGACCGTACGATTTCAGAAGAGACGATAAAGGAGATATCAAAGGTGGTAATATTAATCAATCTGATGCTGCTGTATATATTCGTCCTGCTATGTATAGACGTATTATGAAAGCGTTAGGACAATGGAGTGATGCTATCGAAGAAGCTTATCAAATAATGGAAGGAGAAGATGAGTCATGGATGAATAATCCGGAATTATATCAGAAGACTTTAGCTCTTGTAGTTAAACCTTTAAAGATGGTATATTTTGGAGACCATAGAGAGAACGATATAAATCTGAATGTTCCTGTATTCGATAAGATGGCTATGTTCCCATTATTCAAAGTAATAGCTAAGGCTGATAATAAGGTTTTATATGACCGTATGAATAATGAGGAATTAGGAGTAATCGATATGGTTACTTTTGAATCTGCGGTTAAGGTTGGCGGTAGAACTAAATTTGAAGCTTACGAAGGTCCTAAAAACGAACACTTTAATGTTGAAGGTTTGAATAAAAAATCCTTCAATCTTACTAAGAAAGAAGGAGATTTACCTGTATTTGTTCAAGATATTCGTAATTTACGTTTACAGTTGAACACAGATCCACACGAACATATTGACCGTTCATTTGGTACTTAGGCTGTTAAAATATGTTTGGGTAATCTTATAGACGATCGAGTGTACGGTACTAATAAAGCCACTACTAAGACTGGTCAACAGATTAAGACTCAAACAATGGACGCCATTAATCAGTTATCTGATATAGGTTATAAGAGAATAATTAAGAGATTCTTCCGTAAAGGTAAACTGAATAATAAGGCTTTATCAGACTATTTGGTTAGTTAGGCAGTTAGCTCTGGCATGTCTGATGAGTTTGTTAAAGGTCTTACTCTTGATTAGGATGGTAATATACTTGTTCCGTTAGCAGCTCAGAGTAGTAGACAATGGATTGAAAGTAGAATTATATCATTTATAAATAAAGAAGTAGTAGATATTAATACTCCTGGTGGTTCTGCTATTCAGATGTCTTCATTTGGTTTAAAAGCAACTGATGCTAGAATGAAAGAATCATAGTTAAATGGTGCATTTAATGGCGGTAATAAACTTAGATTCTTGAATAAAGACGGAAGTATGGATGTTATCTTGAGTACTAACTTCTTTAGACACATAGTACCAAAAGAATATCAGACTTCTTATGGAGCTATGAAGAAATGGTTAATTGATCATAATGTAATTGGTGCTAATTCCACTCCACAAGGTATTGGTTATCGTATCCCTACTCAGGGTTTGTCTTCTACTTTCTCATTTAAAGTAGTAGATGTACTCCCTGATAGATTTAGTGATACTATTGTAGTTCCTGATGAATTTACAGCTATGACTGGTTCTGACTTCGACGTTGATAAATTGTATATTGCTATGCTGAATTACGATATAGATGGAAATATAGTTCAATATACTAGTGACAAAGTAAGCGAGCAAAGCCCTGAAGCGTTGCAGAATATGATAATACAGAATTATCAATTAGTAGTATCTGACACTAAGAATATGGCTGAGACTAGAGCGTCTATTGATACTCTTACTGGTATGCTACAAGATGATGTACTACCGTTAATATCAAGTTCTAGTAAACAAGAAGCAGATCCTTTCTATGAATTGTTGCCTTCGTTCTAGGAATCTAGAAAAGAGGAGTATACTAGTGGTAAAGCAGGTATTGCTCCTTTTGCTCTTAACTCTACTAACCATGTATTAACATAGTTAATGCATCTTAACATGATATATAGTCATAGTAACGTATATCAGTTAGGAGATTTAGATGCTATTAAAGGTCAAGATGGATTTAGAATTCTTGACTGGTTATCTGCTATGATTAATGCTCACGTAGACGTTGCTAAAGATCCTTACATTATTGCTTTAAATGTTAATTAGGTTACTTATAATATGACTAACCTATTACTTAGAGGTGGTAAAGGTAAGAATACTTTCTATTTCTTAGCTCAACCTATATTAAAAGAGTTATCCAATAGAGTTATCAATAGTAAGGGAGTATATGGAGCTGAGAATATATAGGAAAACTAGATAATAACCGGATTATACAATGTATATGGTAGGTTGCTTAAGGAAGCTATAGACGCTATGCCAGAAGGTGAAAGTAAACAAAATTGGAAAGCTAAATATAATGGCTTAGCTGAAGAAATTGGGTACTCTGCATATCCTGGAATAAAGAGTGAAGTAATAGATAAGACACAGGTATTTGATGAATCTAGTCTTATATACGCTTTAAAGAATAGAAAATAGGACAATTTGCCATTCTTATATCAATAGATTATTGTATTACATGCTTATAAAGAATTAAGTATGGATGCTAAAACACTTAGTGAATTAGTACATAGATCTCAGATTGATACTAAGAAGTTTGGTAACAATCTTGCACTATAGTTAAACTTTGTGAATTCATATCAAACGTTCATATATGATAATTCTGGAGTATTTGAAATAAAAGGTAAGGAAGTAGATGATGCTTTAAAGTATTACTTTAGTAATACATTCTTAAGTAAGAAGTTATATAATGCTACTACTATAGCTAGAAAGATTCTTAAGAGTCAAACATTCCCTGCAACTTGGACTTACTAGAATATATTTAATTCAGTAATGAGTAATATTGTAGGAGGAGATATCATCAAAGGTACAGACGGCAATGATTTAATATCCTATAAACACTAGGGTGATAAGAAGTTTGTTCAGAATATAAATAGAATGATCGATAGTATAATTAGAGCTAGAGCTACTTCTAATACTGATTTCCTTAAAATGACGGATGATCAATTTAGAGGTATGTTTGTAGGTAAGAATACTATGTGTTCTAGATTAACTAAACTTAAAAGATATCTGTTACTTAATAAAGATGCTTTCCCACATCTTATTAATCAAGATGGTACTATAAAGAATGAATTATTAAATTATTTATAGGAATATCCAGCAGATGGCTTAGAAGGGTAGAATGTAGACAGAATTATTCTATCTGAATCATCAATGAACAATGACTATGATAGAGAGAATCAGTTAATATCTGCTTTCGCTCAATTACTTGAAGATACCGATGATATAGTTAGAGAATTTGCAGAAGATTTGGTTAAATATGCATATTATACTTCTTATGATGAAAGAGGAGTAAATGCGTTCTTCCATTTAGTTCCTATTCAATATAAGATTGATAATGGTTATGTATCTAATATTAAAGAAGTATTAGACCAATTTAAAAATGGAGGAGATATATCTGGATATAGTTCTATAGCTCAAACTGGGGATGATCCTCAATCTATGAGTTTTCCTTCTATTAGATTAACAATAGCTAGAAATATGTGGGATGATCCTAATATAGTTCCTAAATATAATATCAATCTTAAGCCTAATAGCAACGATCCTTTCCAACAACAATAGGAAGACCGTTCTAAGAGTAGTGATTATGATATTGTATTGTCTAAATCTAGAAGTAACATTGGAGGTAAAGCTATTACTATGTATGACAGTTTTGCTGTTCCTCACTATAGAACTAGAAGAGCGGAATTCATAACTGTAAATAATGGTTCTGGATATAATACTTCAATTCAATTATATCAATTAATTGGCGAAATAGCTTATGTAAATGATGAAGGTAAGAAGAGTAAAAGAGGAGCTAAACTAATCTATAAGAGAATACCTAAATTAGGTATTAAAGAAAATGGATTTAGAGTTAATGAATTTGCAAAAGGTGGTTTGGATATATCAGCTTTTGATTAGAATGCGTTTGATGAAAATGTATTAACTGATGATAGTGTTATAGCAGAAACTGCAATGTCTAGAGTTAAATTACCTAAATTAAAGGATGAAAGTAGATTTACTAAACAGTTTATACCTCTTAGTTCAGATAATATTTAGGTAAAAATAAACGGAACATAGAAGCAAATAGAAGGTGATGTATCTGATACGCAAGTAGTAGATACTACCTTTAATATAGATCCGTTATCTGAAGATAATGTAGTATATGATGAAACAGATGTATCAGACTTTGTCAATGTTAGTTTAGAAGAATCATTTGATGGATCTGAAGCTATGGACATCATAAATGAATAGTTAGATATATTCTCTGATATGCAAGAACAATTCTCACAAGAAACAGAAGATCCTTTTGCTAATGTAGATACTTCTTCTATTGCAAATGAAGCTTTCAACATGGATGTTACTGAAGATGTGGTAGATATGACTTATCTCGCTGAAATGGGTAAGAAACGTAAAAAAGAATGTGAATAATTATGCAGTGTTTAATTTTAGATAATAAAGAAGTAAAGGCAGCAGTAGATGAACTTACTACAGTATTAGGTAGTAAAGACGCTGCATATTACGTAGTGTCTGAAAATAACGGCTATGCTATAGATCAGGCTCCCAATGGGGAGCCTTCTAAGCTGTTTTCAGACCTTTTGGGCCATTATAATGGCAATCGTGAACAAGCTATTAAGGCTAAAGTAAAAGTGTTTACAGATGAATTTAAAAATTGGTTTGGTGATTGGATAAACAACGTTGAAGGTTCGTCAAAGATAGTAGATGAAAATGGAGAGCCGCTGATTGTATATCATGGTACTAATGAAGATAACATAAATATATTTGACAGAAGTCAACAAACTGGAAATACATTGAAAGGTACTGGTACTGCTACATTAGGAAATTTTTTTACAGACGATAAACAAAAAGCAAACGGATTCGCTAATGCTGTCACATTTAGAAGAAAAAATGGTACTCCTACTTCTTACAGTGTATTTTTAAATATAAAAAATCCTATTGACTTTTAGACATTGCATGAGTTCCGACAATGGTCTAAGGAAGAAGGATATTATGATGAAGATGGAGATTTTATTAGTACTAAAATTATCCCTCAAGAAAACGACGGAATTTTAATTGAAAGAACAAATCAATCCGATACTTCAAAAGAGTTTGTAGCCATTAATTCAAATCAAATAAAATCAGTAGATAACCAAGGTACTTTTTTTACTTAGGATAATAATATACACAGAAACGAAACTAACGCATCTGCTACATTCTTTTCAAATATAGGTGATATTACCGGTACTTGGTCAGATGGTTCTTCTCATATGAGTACTACATCAGGACAAGTAGTTGAACGCTTAAAACAGTATATACCAAAAGATTCTATAGCATACTAGATACTTGATTTATTCTCTGATACTGATATATATATTGGTATCACAGAAGAAAAAGATCAGTTAGCTGATGGAGATTATATGTGGTATAGCGATGGTACTCACACTATATGGATTAATAAAGAACTTTTTGAACAAACAGATATGGAGTACAATGCAAAAAGTATTGTACATGAAATGGTTCATGCATTTACTTCAAGATCTTTTGAAAATGTTAAAAATGGTGTAGGTACTGATTTAGAAATCAAAGTATATAATAAAGTAAAAGACTTATTAGAATTCAATAGAAAACTATACTAGGAAACACACGATGAAAAAGGTAAGTGGACTGGCGCATTATATGGTTTAAAAGATGAACATGAATTTATAGCTGAATTTCTTACTAATGAAGAATTTGTAAATAATATAATAGATGATGCTAGATAGAAAGGATTATTTGAAGAAGTGATAAGTAAGATAAGGGAAGTATGGTCTGCAATCATTGATTTACTTACCGGAAAATAGCATGTAAAAAATACAGAAAGTACTAGAGCTGTCTCTTATACACATCTGACGCTGCCGAC